CATTGTAGGTAATAACGCAAGCGCTTTGGTTATCGAAGACGGAGGAGATGTTGGCATTGGAACAACTGATCCATCTGTTAAGCTAGATGTTGATGGAACAATAAAAACAAAAGTTTATGCTATAGGAAGTCTCCCTTCAGCTTCTCCAGCGGGTCAAAGAGCTATGGTCAATAACTCTTACTACACATTTGGATCTTCCTCATTAGGTAGCACAGTGTATGCAGGAGGAAGCGCTGTCGCTCCAGTGTACTCTGATGGATCTTACTGGAGGTACGGATAATAAGTTGATTTTATAGATTTAAAATCTATAATTATTATATGCTAGATTGTGTGTTTTTAGTTCCTATCGATCACAGAGGAATCCAAGGTAAATGTATGGGGCAATATTTAGAATTGCAAACTTGGTGCGACAAAAATAATTCAGCCATTTTAACTTGTAACGGCTTATTTTTAAACTTCGCTAGAAATTTTTTAGCTACAGGAGGCGGGGGATTTACAGATACTACCCCACCAAAAGCTGAATGGCTTTTCTGGATCGATTCTGATGTCCAATTTAATATAGAACAAATAGAGTATATGATGAATATGCCTAAAGACAAAAAGTTTTTGTGCGGTTGGTATCGATCTGATTACTCCGACAAAGCAATGGTTGGAAATTGGGATGAGGATTATTTTAGAAAAAACTACCACATGCCATTTACTTCAGTCGAGTGGTTAGAAAAAACAGCTAAAGAAGAACCAAATAAATTAGTTGAAGTAGATTGGTGTGGATTTGGTTTTGTAAGAATGCACAGATCTATTATAGAAGAAATGGAATATCCTTACTTTCCTTTGAATGCAGTAACTATTGACGGTTGCGACGATAAAAAAGGAGGGACTTTCCAGTTAAATGATTTAAGCTTCGAAGATGTCAGTTTTTGCAAAAACTGCTACGAAGTAACTGATATAAAGCCTTTAGTTGTCCCTAAACTAAGGGTGGGGCATTTAAAGTCGTTTTTTGTATAAGAAGAATTAAGCTTCTTCTTCCTGCTCTTCAGGAACATTTACCAGTTCAGCGGGTTCTGCAAAAATTGGAGAACTGTCTACCTCTGGCGGTGAAACCTCACCACTAGATATTTTGGCAGCTAAAGCAACACCAGCTTGTGCTACATTCAAGCCCCCAGTTTTAACTGCAATATCTATAAGCTGAACTAATACGTTGATCTCGTTTTCGGAAAATTCAATTGTTTTCATTATTAAAGTGTCTATTTCCTATAATTATATGGGGTAGATTGGTTATTTCTAGTATTAAATTAAAAATCATTTTTTGTATAAAAAAGTGTAATAAAATATATAATACAAGAAAGCCATGCCGAAAAAACAAGAAAAATTAGGAGACCCTATCCCGAGACCCGAGCCTTACATTGTCCCTGCTGTTCCAGAACAGGAGTTCGACGCTGTTTGGTTGCGCTCTATCAATATTTTTGCACCGCAGATTAATGCTTCAGGAAACGACCAAGGAAGTATCAACGTCGAGTGTCTGCCTTACAACGGGACTTCTGGACAAGAAAAAATTTGGGAAACCCCAGACAACGAAGGTGTGCAATATTTAAATGTCCCGAGCCGAACAAACGGAAGAAAAACTTTTTGGGATTGTATTAATGAAGTGCCAGAAGTTGCTACTGCTATGAATGCAATTACTGCCGCTATCCCCGCTTTAAGGACTTGGATTGAGACTCCACCGCCCCCACCGCCGACTGGAGAGCCTCCAGCATAATTATATTTACTCTCCTACAGAGTAAATATGGAAATGAGGAGTATTGCCTTCTTGGTAATCGTTTTTAAAGATTAAGCAGGGCATTTTTTTACCGTCTACAATTATCTCTCCAGAGAGATATTGCCTACCGTTATCGTTGTTCTTTATCCAGAATGATCCCACTTTGTTCTTTGTCCAAGGGGACTTTTCCGATTTCGGCGAATGTGGCTTCGAGGAGGTCGAGGAAATCTCTTTTTGCATGGTGTGGTAATTTAGTGTATTGTTTCTTTAGTCGACGATAAACCCTCTTTGAAACAGTGTCAACAGGATTACAGATTCTTCTAAGTCTTTTAGCAACTCTTTGGTTCATATTTTAGCGATGTATGTTTCTGAATCTTTAATAAAGCCCATTTTTTCGTAGAATCTAGCTACTTTACGGGCTTTTGGGTGGGCTTCTACACAGCTCATCATGGCGTATTTAAATTCTTTTTCTCTAGCAAATTTCATAGCGGTCCCTAAAAGCTTTTGACCTACCCTTGGATTTTTAGAGAGCCAAACATACTCTGCAAAAATTTCTTCCCCGAATTTCTCATTTTTATTATTTAAAAATGCAATTACAGCATCGAATTTACCAGCATCATTTATATTTCCCCACACAAAGAAATCCCAAGCCAAAATAGACTTGTCGCCAAAAGCATTAAAAATATACTCTTTATTATGTTTCAACAAAGCATGGCCTTGTTTTTCATTTTCCATATCGAAAAGAGGGAAAATGTCATCCAAAAGAACTTTGAATTCTTGAGGGTTTAGAATTCTTTTAATCATTTATTCAAAGCCACAATAAGCTTTCTAGCTTCTCTGGCTGGGATATCGGAAAAAGAACTCCATTTTTTAGCTTCTTCGTTACGATACTTTTCGCTCTTCCACAAATCACGCAGAACGTCTTTGCATGAATCAAATGAATCTACTCCGTGCTTATCTCTTAAAGTCTTAGTCAAAAGGTCCACAGGGGTAATTGGGATAGCAATTGCATCGGCTTCTACTGCTTGACCAGAGCCTTGAGACTTATCAATCTCATCTGCTCCGACAATGTGAATATTGAGATAATTACGAACGCAACGAACAAAAGCGCGGTTACAAGCGATTGTTTCTAGAAACTTAGCGCAAAAATTATCTGTATTCGCAAGAGTAGCGTTGGCTACATCTGTGTATTTAGGGCACAAACCGTGAGGGTTAGTTTCATAATTATCCATCCATTCAATCTGACATTTTGCAACAACATAACCATCTGCGACATTTTCTACCTTATAATCAATAGCATTGTATCCTCTAAGCTTGGCTAGCTCCTTGATGCCGCCGAGCATAATTAGAAGCTGCTTATCATCTAAATCTTCTGTAGACGTAGGGACAGGTTTATTGCGAATATCGAACCAACCCTTATTAGGGTAAAGGAACTCGGGCTTGATCATAGCTCTCCAGTTTACTGTTCCGTCCTCGTTAAACTCGTAGTCTACGTTCTCTAACAAGCCGTGAACATTACGCTTATATGCGTCAGGTCCGTAAAACTTCTTGGCTGCTTTCTTCTTTGTTGTTTTAGTCGCGCTCATAAATATAAAAATGATCTGATTGTCTCCAATATTCAGGAGTATCTAACACTTTATTGTTATTGTCAAGCTTTTTTTCCCAATGAGCATAACTTAAATACTCTTTCCCGCCTTCTATGAGCCTTAGAGAAGACATAAACCTGCTATCATCATTAATCTCACATGGAGCTTCTTTTGGCACAGGGTAAGGAACAACGGGTATATCAAAATATTTATTTCTAATACCATTTAAATGTTTTTCTTCTTTTACAACCATACTTAAATCAATGTTCATATTTTTAAGTATATTAAAATAATTATCAGGAATAGTATCCCAACTATCATCCACGAATAAGTAAAAATTACTTACATTATGAGCAATTTTTTGAAGTCCGTGAGGCTGAATTAAATCTTTAGATGTAATCATTACTGGGTATTTAGTGCAATAATGTAAAAAAGAATCTTCGTCGCAGCCATAATCACAACGCACCATTAATCTTTGATTTTGCTGTAACCTTAAAGGCGAAAAGGAAGTAGGGATAACCTCTACAATAGGCTTAAGAAAAGATGAGCCTATGTATTTGGTCGTAAATCTAATGTCTTCTTTTTCTATCTTAAGAAAATTTAAAACTGACTGGGCTACAACTTCAGGATTAATTGTATCTATTTGTTTTTTAGGGTCTTGAATGTTAAAGCACGGTTTCTTATCCCACTCTGGCTCTAAAGTAACATTTAAAGAACCGCTAGAAAAAATAGGCTTCACATTAGAAGAAAAAGCGTTTCCACATAAAGTCACTGTCGGAATCTTTTTATGACTAGCTAATTGAGAAAGTGCGCTGTCACAGCCTAAGTGAGCTAAAGATTTTGATAATATAAAAGACTGCTGTTTAAATGAAACACTTAAAGCTGCGTCTGCTCCCTCTATTTTAACGTCCCCGCCCAATTGTATAACTTTTATTTTTGCTCTTTCTAAAAATGGTTTTAAAAGACTTAAAGCCACATCGTAATGAGAATAAGTCTTCGAGGGCATATTCGAAGCCTGATGAATAGTTATATATTTATCAAATAAAACAGGAAAGTAATGATCTTTTACAACGGGAGATGATATCTTGACACCCAAGCTTTTAGCGTATTCTTCAATTAAATGAGACATTATCTTAAGGAAAATTGATGTTTATTAGATCCGTTATGTAAGTAAGAGAGAGCTTTTTGCGTGGTAGCATGAGGATAAAAAACCATATCAAAATACCCTTCGTGATCTCCCACTCCCTCCATTAACAATTGATTTTCTATCGAAGGACTATAAGGAAGCAATTTATAAACAGCAGGATTATCATCCACGTAAGGATAAAATTGAGGCTGTGTAAAAATGTACAAATTATATTTTTTGTATTGTGATTTTAGATTTTTAAGAAGAGCGTTTACTAGTAAAACATCCACCTCGCTGCTGGGTATAACTACAGCTATTTTTTTAGATTCTCCCTCTTTAGATAAAAGATCTTCTAAGCTTGGAGTGTTTGATTTTTGCTTTTCTTGATTCGCCACATTTTTGAAATAATTAACCACCTCAACAGGATTCTTTCCAGCTTGCAATTGTGACATCCAATGCTTAAAGCCTTGAGAATTTTCATCTACATCGTCGCACAAGATGTTTTTATAAATATCTATGATAAACTCTTCATTAGAAGTATAATCGCTCTTGGGTTGATAGTCAGGGTTATAATCAAGACTTTTAGATTCAAAATCATAATCTATCGGCGGCATCTCATCAATTATATCTTCTAACTGTTTACCGATAACTTCCACACTAAAATTATCTATAACCCATTGACGAGATTTTTTTTCCATCGCCTTTCTTTCATCGTCCCCCATTGCGTGAACAAGTTCTAATTTGCGAGCGATATCTAAAGGACAAGTAGAAGCCTTAATAAATTGAGTCCCAGGCTCTCTGTATTCACTCCATTCCAAAGGCAATCCTCCTGATTCTTTTGAACAACTATCTTCTCCACAGGAGTAATTAGTTACCAAGGTGACTAATTCTGTTAATTTAGCTTCTTGAATAGGTATTTCTTGGCCACCACTAGTAAAAGGATGGCAATAAACATCCATTAAATTGTAAATTTCATTTAATTGAGCATCAGTGACCCCTCTACCTGTATTAGTGGTGTTTACGGATTTCTCTGCGCCACAAGAACCACAGCGATGCTCTTGACCTTTGAACGGAGAGATATGATATGTCCCGCATTTATTGCAAACATAAGTGGTTAAAACATTTTCGGGGTTAATATTTTTTTCTTTAAGTAATCTTGGAATATCCCAACCTTCAGACCAATGAGTGTGCAAAAGAAGTTTCGCTTTCGGCTCTTTTTCTCTAAAAGCTTTATAGCCATCTAATATATTCGGAACGCTTTTTCTTAATTGATTTCTGAAAACAAAACCAATAATGTATTCATCTGATAAATTGTGTTTTTTTCTTAATTGTATTCTTTTCTCGTTATTAAATCGGAAGAACTTGGTCGTATCTAAAGAGCCTCTTAAAGTTTTTACATTATAGTAACCCATCTCTTTCATGGCTTTTTCTGCGAAAGAAGCCCAAACATAATAGTTTTTAATTTTTGGCGCATACTCAATTGCTTGTGGCAAAATAGGCAAACTGTCTAAAGTTGTCCAAATCATAGTGTTGATTTTATTCCACCAAGGTTTAGTATGATAACTGTTGAAGGCCCAAATGTCTTCCATGCCAATATAAACATCTGGCTTAAACTCTTTTATAGCTCTATCAACCAACTTAAGGCCATAGCCCTGTGACCTTTGCTCTTCAGGAGTCAATCCTTCCAGCTCATTGGGTGGTGGCATAGCTCCTCTACACTCCCAAGGCAAAAGCTTTGTAGTAGGGTCATCCCACTGTACGCCGTTGGCTAATTCTACAATGTTATACTTGTTAGTATTATAAAGATAACGTAAAATATTCTTTTTGTTTTTGCCAAAACCTGTATAAGCTCGACAGAAATTAGAATGTATTAATACAGTCTTTTTTTTACTCATTTATCGCGCAAGCTATTATTTTTTGTGAGACGATTAATATAAAGCTCCTGTAGGTAAAATTTGCAAAACTCTAGAAGATTATAAGCTTCTGACATTTCGACACCAATACCAAACTTATTAGCCGAATTACGAGTCACTCCGAAAGAAAAAGCGGCAGTGCCATCTTTCTTTTTATAAGGCTTAAATGAAATCGAAGTTTTATTATCTTCGTAAGAATGAAACGCAGAAAACTCTGTATATTTTTCTATCGCATGGATAAATCCACCTATTTCATTTTCGTTTAATTTTATAGAAATTGACTTATCGGGATCTTTTGCGTTTTCAGAAAAAGAGCCTGTTCGCGTTTTGTCATTCCAAGAATATTGTTTGACAGCACGAATATAAACACAAGGTTCTTGGTTTTTGTTATTAGCTCCGATATCAAAACTAAACGCGCAGCCCGTATTCTTAGAGTTAGGCTTATAATACTGAACAATCATGTAGAATACTAAGCATCTAAAGCTTTTTTTCTACATAAATTAATCTTTAGCTTTTTTAATTTGTTCGGGAGTTGGAGCGCCTTTGTCTCCCTTTTTACGCATCTTTTCTCCAGAGCCACTTTTAATTCTTTCCCTCTTTTTTCTAATGTTTTCCCAAAGACTGCTATCTGATTCTTTTTCTTTCAAAACTTCATCATGACGCTTCATGAAAGCTTCGTGGCTTGGTCCAGCCATATATAAAGTTTTACCAGTATCTGTTTTATGGCTATGAAAACCTTTAAGGCCTAATTTTTTAGCATCTTTTAAAGCTTCTTCTTTAGTTTCAAAATAGTGTTTATTGGCGGTTTTAGCTGAATCACTAAAAAACATAAAGTTTTCAGTTTCATCCCAAGGGTTAACGACAACAACAGAAGCTTTACTTTCAGCTTTATCAAATTGAGAGGCGCACACAGCAGCTCTTTGTTTTACGTCCTTAAATTCGTCTTTGGCCGTGAGATCAACCATACAGCGACTCATGAACTTAGACTTCTTTTCTCCGTCTCTAGGTGATGGTAGTGGCATACTTAAGCTTTTACACCAAAAATAGGCTCACAGATTGTTTTCATTATAAAATCTCTATTTTTATTGAAGATTTCTATTTTACAGAACCTTTCGTAACAATGTGAAAAGACATCAGCTATATTCAAGATATTATCATATCTGTAAGAATCATAAACATAAATTTCTTTTATGTAGTTAGATATAAGATCCCCCAGCTTCTTTCTCAACTGTATTTGGTATAATTTGTCAAAAAGCTCTCTATCTTCAGGGATTTTTGTTTCTAAGCAGAATTTAGATAGAATTGCATACTGACTCTCTTCAGGTATACCCAACTCTAATAGCAAATCTGTTAAATCTATAAATGGGTGACCCATAAAAACAAACTCAAAGTTATCAAAGTAAAACATTTTTTTATCAAAAAAAATACTATCTAAAGATAAGCCCCCATGACATTTAAATTTATAAGGTAGATCTACGTTTTCTATTAAAGATAAAGACTCTTCTCTTAAATCGTTCATGAATTTACGGCATAAAGGGTAATCTGTATAACTTTCGAAAGCTTGCAGGGAGTCTTTTGGTAAATAATTAACAGGGTCTAAATTTAACAAAAATTTCTTTAAAGATGTATTATATGTCGGCTTGACTGATTTTGTCTTTTGAAAATCTACATAGTTTCTAAAAAACAAATTTAAATTTTCCATTAAACACGATCTTCCGTAGTTTCTGACGCTTTCGTATTCAGGGACAGAAGTAAACAAATAAGAAATGTCTTCTCCAATTTTAATTTGGCCATAACTCTTAAAGGTGGGAACGGTTTTTGATTGGCAGTTTTTTATAATGTTAGCTTCTTTTTTTAAAACCCCATCTGAATCGTCTAGAGATATTTTAAGTTTGTAGTTGTTTTTGTTTTTATCTTTTATCAAAAAAACATCATAGTTATCTTCAATTTTGCCCACAGAAATGCTATCAATTTCTAGGGAAGGATTAACTTTTCCAACAACTTTTTTAGCAAAAGCTAAATCTTGATCTTGATTTTGTGTTTGAGGGAAAGCGTAGACTTTTCCTTTAAAAAGCGAAGAAAGTTTCATTGTCTATAGTAAAAGAAACCCCCCCTTTTTCAAGGGAGGGTTTCTCGACATGAGCAAAACCACCTCAATATTTAAGGCGACCATAGGAGTATATTAGGCGAAGTCTAATGCTTTGTCAACCACATTTAGAGAAATTTTCTCTATATTTCTGTTTTTGACAATATAATTTGAAATAGGTATTTGAATGAGAGATTTTACCAAATTCTTTATTTGTCTGGCGTGATTTTTTTTGTTTTTAATTTCATTAAAAATATATTTCTCTACGTTTTTTTTGAACGAGATATCTATAGATCTTTCTTTAAGCCTAATTTGTATCTGTTCTAGCTCTTTTTTAATAATTTTTCTCAACTCCCTCTCGCCCAGCTCGTTAAACACTAAAACTTCATCAACGCGAGCTAATAGTTCAGGTCTAAAATATTTCTTAATTGATTCGTGATAAACGCTTTTTTCGTCTTGCTTGGTTGGAATAAAACCCATGCTTTTTTTAGACTTTTCTCTATGGCCTAAATTAGAAGTCATCACAATTATTGATTTAGTAAAATCGATTTCTCTATTTAAATTGTCTGTAGCGTAGCCTTCATCTAAAATATGCAAAAGAATATCTAAGACTTTAGGTTCACACTTCTCTACTTCATCAAATAGAATCACACAGTTAGGATTATTCCTAACAAACTCTGTAAGAAGACCTCCCTCTTCATAGCCTACATAACCCGCATTAGCCCCCATTAATTTAGAGATGCCCGTCTTGTCTTGATATTCACTCATATTAAGCTGCAAGAAAGACTTTTCATTACCTAGAAAATATTTAGCTATCTTTTTAGCTGTAAAAGTTTTACCCACGCTTGTGTCTCCGATAAAAAGAAAATTACTTAAAGGCTTCGAAGGGTCATTTAAACCTGCTTTTACGCAAGCTAGAGTGTTATGAATCACTTCGATATTATCTTCTTGACCAAAGACTTCACTATTCATTTGTTTAGCGAAGCCTGAAAAAGAAGAAGTGTTTTTTGCTATTGTTTTGGGAGACAAGCCAGTTTTATCTTTAAAAACAGAAAGAATATCTTTTTGCCTTATCTTTTGCTTTCTTCCTTTTTTTTCTCCATAACGGGCCATCACCTCAAGATAATCTTTTAGAAGAATTGTAAATTTATCTTCATCTATTTTTTCATCTTCAGAAGTCCCCATTAAAAACTCACAAAAAGCAGTTCTTACATCTTCCACATTAGAAGGAACCTCATTATATTTAATTTTTGTTCTAGCCCCTAATTGATCAATTATATCAAAAGCTTTATCTGGGAATCTTTTATTGCTTAAGAATTTTTCGCATAAATCAATAATAGTATCTATATCTCCTTCTGTGTATTTCACATGGTGGAAATCTTCGTAATAAGACAAAGCATTCATCACAATTTCTTTAGTGGCGCTTTTAGAAGGCTCCTCTACAAAAATTTTATCGAATCTCCGCTTCATAGCAGTGTCTTTCTCAAAGAATTTTTTATACTCTTGAGCTGTTGTGGCTCCTATACATTTTATGTCACCTCTCGCTAAAGCTGGTTTGAGCATGTTAGAAGCGTCAACTGCGCCTTCAGAATTTCCAGCACCAATTATAGTGTGGATTTCATCAAAAAACAGAATAATGTTTGGTTCTTTCTCCACTTCAGCTATAAGAGATTTAAACCTTTCCTCGAACTCTCCTCTATATTTTGTGCCAGCTATCATAGCGCTTATATCTACAGCGCAAATTTGCATCAGAGACATATGAGGGGGGCATTCCTGACTGATTATTTTTTGGACAAGGCCTTCTACTATTGCTGTTTTGCCGACACCCGCATCCCCTACTAAAATCGCATTACTTTTGTTCTTTTTGGATAAAATTTCTACTAGTTCATGAATTTCCTTATCTCTGCCTGAAACTTTAGAAGATTTTTGAGAAACAAATCTTTCGTTCAAATTGACGCAATATTTTGTCAAATTAGGCAGCGGTCCTTCGCCAGCTTCTTTTTTTGTTTTTATTTTAAATTTACCTTCTATATCTAATCTAGCAGGATCTAAAATAATATTTTTTAATTGATCTGTAGGAGGGATACTGGTCTCTAAAATATAAGTCTCAATAATATCTTTAGCATGTATGGTGTCGATCCCATTAGCCTTCATGTATTCGATAAAGTGACCCTCCATATCCAAAATAGTATATAGAATGTGTTCTATACCTATAAAGTAGCTATCAAAATTGTCAGAAAAATCTTTAGCAAAAAATATGATTTCATTTACATCTTCATGCCAACCGCCTTGGCCTTTCGAAGCTTGGAAGTAATCTTTGTTTTCAGAAGCGTATTTTTTAAATAATTTAATAAACTTATCTCCCTCGAAAGAAATACCATAAGTTTTTAATCTGACAGCGCAGCTATCAGAAATGTTAATTAGACAACCATACACTAGATGTGCAGTGGTTACTAAGGTATGACCATTAGCTTCTGCAAATTTTTGAGAATCTTTTAGTCCCTTCTTTGCTTTGGGGGTTAAATTGAAATCAGTTAGACCCATCATAATTCTTTACACTATTTAAGTTCAGATAGTTTCATGTAGATTTTATCTTTAAGAGGAAATATTTTGTCTACAAACACAATATCATCTCCTTTTGACCCATATATTATCACGACATCGGACTTTTTGGGCAATTTCTTTCCAGAATTTAAGTAATCTGTCAACCGAGCGTCTCTAGCGCTGTCTAAGAAAAGCCCCTCTAAAACGCCTCCTTCATCCTGCATTGTAAGACGGGCATATTTATTGCCATTTCTGCTAGTTCTACGCATAATATCGGTTAAAACTCCCACAAATTTTATATTAGATCGCTCATTTAGATCTTTTACTGTATCTGCGGAATGAAAATCCCCTTCATAGCTAAAAACCTGTCTTATGTTGTAGGAGTAACTATATCCTAAAAGCTTTTCTTCAAAAAACCAATTAGCATATTTAATATGCTCTTTATTCATCTCGTAAATATCTTTATATGGTTGGAATTTTTTACGGAATGTTTCAAATCGTTTATCAGCGAAGATCTTCCTGTTATCATCTCCCACCATGCCCTCTTTTTTCACTTCATGGATAGCGGTTATGATATCATAATCATATCTCTCCCCCATAGATATAAGATTTCTTTTTTCTCTGTCTGTAAGGATATTAAATGTCTGGGCTTCTAAAACTAAGCGAGGACGATTGCTTTTTACAAAAGAATCTAACAAGCCAGCTTGGATTAATGCAGAAAGCATCCCGATGTTTAAACTAGCTTGCTTGGCAGATAAAAATACCTCGTATTTATTAGAAAAAGAATCTTCCCTGAAATCCAACAGTGACTGCAAAACTTTAGTAGAAACACCCTTAATTGAGTTCAGACCATATCGAATGTTTTTGCCTTCGATTTTAAAATCGATATCTGATTTATTTAAATCAGGAGGCAATAATTTTATATCAAAATGCGAAAGCTCTTGAGATATCTTAGCTATCTCTTCATGAGAATTAGGTTCATACTTGGCATATTTTAAAAGACTTAAAAAGAATTCTTGAGGATAACTAAATTTTAAATAAACGGTTATAGCCGCTAAATATGCATAACTAATGGAGTGAGATTTGTTAAAAGAATAGTTCGCAGAATCTTCGGCGACTCTCCATAAAACATCTCCAATATTTGGATCTAATTTGTTTTTTTGAATCTTTTCCTCGATCTTAATTTTCCAAGCTGGCATTTGATCAACTTTTTTCTTTCCGACTATACGCCGTAACTGCTCCGCTTCATCGAGACTAAATCCGACTTTAACAGCCATTTTCATTAACTGCTCTTGGTAAAGGGGAATACCTCCTGTGTAGCTCAAGATATCATCAAAATATTCATGAACAGACTGGAAATCTCCTGTCTTAACATACTCTGCATATCTGTCTTTGAAATCTAAAGCTCCAGGTCTTGCTATAGCAACTACTGCCGATAATTGCTCTAAGTTTTGAGGGGATATAAGTTTACAAACTTTATAATTAGTTTCAGCTTCGATTTGGAATAATCCTTGGGGAGATCTTAAATTAGAAAGGGCTGTATAAATTAACTCATCATGAGGATTTATGTTTGAAGCTTGAATACCTATTTGCTTGCAAACATCATGGACAACCGAAAGAGTTCTAAGTCCCAAAATGTCGAATTTAACACTTAAACTAGCCACATCATTCATGTCATAACCAGAAACTAAAGCTTCATCATTTGTCAGTTGTAATGGCATGATATCTTCCAGATCATAAAAAGAAATAGATATTCCAGAAGGGTGAACTCCAGTGTTTTTGTTTAAACCTTCTAATTTTTTCGCTATTTTATATACTTTAGGATACTTGTCAGCATAAGCTTTGAATGTCTCGCTTTCTTCATAAGCGGCTCTAAGCTTAGAAACGATGCCAAAGTTTTTAGGGATGGTGTCACTAATTTGATTAACATCCATTTCTGATAGCTCCTCTACAATTTTGCCGCATTCTTTCATGCAGAGTTTGCCGCTTAGAGTATTAAGAGTTAAAATTTTAGAAGTCTTACCTTTATACTTCTTTTCAATATATTGGATGACTTCAGCTCTTCTATCGTAAGAGATATCGTTATCGACATCAGCAAGCAAGCTGCCATCTAGAAAAGTTTCACCATTGTGTTCTATTTTTTTAGCCCTACTTTTAGAAACGAACCTCTCAAAAAACAAATCATATTCAATAGGATCAATATTAGTGACGCTTATAACATATAAAACTAAAGAACCTGCTGCGCTTCCTCTTCCAGCTCCAGTAGGGATATCGTTTTCTTGGCAAAAATTCATTATATCCCAGTTTAGCAGGATGTAATCTACGAAACCCAACTCTTGAAAGATAGAAAGCTCCTCTTTTAATCTATCGTAGTAAACTTGAGAGTTATCTAACTTATCTATCCCCTTCTCCTTTAATCTTTTAAAGCATAGCTTCCTAAGAAACTGATAGTTATCCTCCAGGTCTCCACAAGAGACTTCTTCGTAATATTTTTTTTCTATTTTAATTTCTGGCAGCTTTACGCCGACTGGAAAAGGAGTTTTATAACCTGTGTAACTGGAGTTGCTCATATCTCTAAATCAAAAAGTTGTTTACGAAAAACTTTGAAGTTCATTTCAATGTCATACAGCGCATCATGCAATCTTTTGGGATCGTGATCGATATTATAGTTCTTCAAAAGTGTCGCTTGTGAGGTTTTAAGACCTCTTTCTTTGTGGTTTAAAAGTCTGTATTGCCACCCAATAAAATCATCCTTGTCTACAGGAATTTTTTTTGCAATGGCGGTAGCTAAAGATTTTGTATCTATAATCCTAGAAACAAATGAATAGTCAGGCTTTTTACCCATCAACTTTCTCCAAATATTTACCATGTAAACATCAAAACCTAATAAATTTTGTCCGACGATCAAGTTATTTTCATCATAAAGATCTTTAGAAAATTCTTCCCATACTTGATTTGGAGCCTTGCATTTCTTATTGTATTCTTTTGTGGAAAACCCTGTCACTTTAGCGGCTCCCTCTGAAACATTAAGATTAGGCCAATGAATGAACATATCATTCCGAGCCACAATTTTATCGCCCTCAACCACTAGCCAAGCGACCTGCCAAGGCCTAGAGGTAATTAAATTCAATCCTTCAGTTTCTGTGTCAAAGACTATATATCTTTGTTTTTTGTTAAATCTAAGCAGTGGTTCGTTCATTTTCTAAATATGATTCAAAGCAAAATTCATTACTGCCGAAATGGTTTAAATTAGGACAGCTTAAAGTTGCAACTCTTCCAAAGTTTCTATTGCAAAGGATTTTATATGTTTGTAAAGCCTCGACATCCTCCCTATTCTTATAAAAAATGCTTTTAACTTTTCTTATCGGTCTATTTTCTGTAAAAAGATTGCCTTGAGCGAACTTCAGGACTTTCTCTTTTAAAAGCTGATCAAAAGGTAATCCGTTATCTTCGACCCAAAATGTAGGATTTATATTGTTGAAGTCAGGAACACATTTTCTCAAGTGAAAATTATTGTTGAAGATAAAAGAATCGTAAAACGGTATGATTAATTTTACGCTGTCATCCCACACCGAATTCAAAAACTTAAAATCTACTTTGCCATTACCTGTGTGAGCGTGAGAGTAGATTTTGTATAGCAGCCTACAGCCATCATCATCGTTTGCGAAAATAACAATTTTGTGATCTGAATTATCATCTTGAGAGATATCGTTGCAACAAATCAATCTTAAACCAAAAACTAAATCCATCCCCTTCTCTTTGCATTTGTTATGAGCTGTGACAAAGCCAGTCATTGAATCTTCAACAAGAACCAGTGACTTAATGTCGTTCTCTTCGCAAATCGCAAAAATACTATCTGGACCACCTTCTTTCTCACTATCATCAAGAGTCAATATACTCTTCCCTATTGAGTAGGTGGATTTGAATACAGGTATCATTAATAATACTGTAGAGCACTTACCAAAAAGGTCAAGAAGAATGTGCGGGACAGCCTTGATAATATCTCATCTCATATGATCCTCCATCGGGGACAAAGCTTTCTGAAAAATCCTCTTCAAAATAACTTTTCAAAGTCTTTCCTTCTGCGTCATAAACTTCGTAGTAAAAGAAATCAAACTTCATAGGACAGTGCCACTTAGGGGAGCCGTCTTTTTTTAATTCTCCTTTTTGAGTAGCGAAACCACAAAGGAGCTTACCGCTAAAAGATCCATCTTTAGGGAAGCTTTGGTAAGCGGCAAAATTATATTTAGCGTCTCTCTCTGAAAAATTATCTAAATACTTTTGTATTTCTGAAAGTTGTAGTTCAAAACCTTTTAACTCGTCAGGGTCTAAAGGTTTCATTCTAACAATCCCAGATTTAGAAGCATCAAGGTCTAAATCGAACTTTAAAAATAAAAACTCACTTATTCTATTAGAGTAATCTGGGAAAAGTTTTTGCACTGCCAAACTATACATCAAATCTTGCAGATTATCCGTTTGATCTTTACCTTTAAAAACGTCTTTGCTTGTTTTAAAATCTCTTATAAGAGCAAATTTTTCGCTTTTATACAAGAAAAGCTTATCTATGAAACCTCTTATTTTGTATCTTACATCTCCATCGTTTTTGACTATCTCAAAATCTTTTTCAGAGTATTCTTTTGTAGGCTTGGATGAGTCTCCTCCAAAAAAATCATAAGACAAGCCGTTGAAGATCATATCTTTCATTAGCTCTACGTTGTCATGGTCATCAATACCTTCTCTTACCGCATGTTTTAAAATTAACCTTTTAATAGACGGAATACAAAAGACATCTTGAGTCTTTATAATTTTATTAAAATATTTTTTTCTCTTTTTAACTCCGAGAACTTCAAAGATGAGGTGACATATTGATCCTCTGCGAGCGCCATCATTTCCTTTTTCGGGGAGACCGAGCTTATATTTGCACCAATACAACCAAGAGCACGATTGCGCTGTCTTAATTCTACTCGCAGATAAAGGTGTTTGAGGATCAGTCATCACTAAGTAATAAAGCGGTCTTTATTTCTTTTTTAGTGAAACTTGAAGAGTTGTTTTTAACAAAATCGCAAATAAATTTTAGCTGTGCATCTTGATCTATTGATTTTTCACACCAATATTTCTTAATGTCACAATCATCTAAATGAGCATCACCAAAATCATTATACGCCTTTGGGGGAAATTTTACACTTAAAGCATTAAGATCAAAGTAATTAGAGAGTTTCAAGAAACTCTTTAACGCTGCAATAAACCCTCTATTGTACCCACTATTCTCATCATTATTTGTTGAAATATATATATGAGTGATAGACCTACCACTAAGATAATTAATAATGTTATTATTGACAGATAAGCCAAAAATGACAAGAACATTCTTGATATTTTGTTCGTAAAGAGCCAATGCATCACCTATACTTTCTACTAAAATTACTTCTTTTTTTAAATTAATTTCTTCATCTACGCCAGTATTTTTATTAAAAGCTGGATAAACCCAATTGTTACGCTTACCTATATGTTTCCATTTAGGATAATCATTATTGTCATCAACTTTCCTTCCTGAAAAGCCGATAATTTGGTCATGTTCATTATACACAGGGAAAACCATTCTTCTATACATCTTTCCCACTCCCGCTAAACCTACTTCAAAAGTTTTTTGGGTTTTTTCCGAAATGTTTCTTTTCTTATAAAAGTTATAGTTAGGGAATAATTTCTCTAAAGAAGAGTTTGGGTAAATTTTCTCCATTTGAATTTTTTCGTTAGGGCAATAAGTAGTTACTGTGTTTGTGGAAGAATTGGCTAAAATTTCTTCTATTTGTTTTTGATCTTTAAGGGTCAGGCGTATTAAAGCTTCAAAAGGTTTAGAGCCTTTGTTTTCCACAAAATCCATCCAAACCCCAGTGTTTTTGTATATCTTAACCGCAGTGTTGTTATCTCCGTCTCTATACAAAGCTTGAGTTCTCCAATGATCCCCGCAATCTATAAGGCTATAACCTATCGACTCCAAGATTCCTTGGAAGTCTTCAGAATTGATCAAAGTCTGGGATTGTTTCTTGGACTCCATCATTATCTAACTCTTCGTGACCATCTAGAACGCGAGCAATATCTCTAAGATCTCCGCGTTCTGTAATATTAAAATTATTAAAATCTAAATTAATAGCATTTTTTCTTAAAGAATCTCCTATTCTTACTGGCTCAACTGCACCCGCGATGTCGCTACCTAAGTGACGAGCTTTCACATTAATAAGCTTATGAGTGCCAAACCTCCCGCCTTCTGTCTCCATTTCATCAGCAGTTTTACTCCGCAAAATAAACATATGAGAGCAGAATTGAGTGATTCTATCTGACAATGAAACAATAGATTCATCGTCCACTATGTTTTCAGAGTTTCTGTTTGTTGTGATACCATATCTGTTAGATTGAACAGATGTGATCATAGGTATCACTGGATTGCCGTCATGAAGGATTTCTTTTTGAACACACTTTTTAAATTTATCCACCATTTCTCCGACTACTTGCCACTCTGATTTGTTGGAGATGTTTTCCGATGTAGTCTTAATATAATCAAAAGAAAAAACCATTTGATTCCCCCTGCCTACTTTCGCATAGTAAAATCTTTTCAAAGTATTTACCATAGAATCAACATCCATGCCTCCTACATTATAATAATAAAACTTTAGATTTTTTATCTTTGGCCATACAGATCTTACTTTATCGACCACATTTTCTCCAGCTTGTCTCCATTTACCGCTTTCCAACAAGTGCATAGGAACGCCTGATAGAGCCGCGCACTGTCTCATTATAAGTTCTTCTTTACTCATCTCGCCATTATCAAAATGTAAAACAGGCACATCATACTGCAAGCTGACCTTAGTCGAGTAATCCATGCAAAACTGTGTTTTGCCCACTCCCGAACGAGCTACAATAACCGTGATGTTTCCAGCCCTAAGAAGAGATCCATAAATATCATTAACTTTTGGATGCGGCCCCATCATCCCGAATTCTGTTACAGGATTATCGCCGCGCTCTTCGACGAGAGCCTCCATTTCTTCATAAATATTCTCTGGAGTATCGTTTCCTATTTCATAAAGGTTAATACGAGAATTATAAACATTATCAGCGACTTCGATGATATCCCTATATGAAGATTCAGGAGAAATACTTTTCATCTTCTTCGCTATCTCTTGAGAAGATTCTAAAATTTCTCTCCTTATGCTGTATTTCTTAAGCTCTTTAGCTGTTTTTAATATATTACCTTTGGGAACTTTTCTTAAAGATAAAGACTTAATGTAATCTGAAGGATTAAGATTGTCCTCAAAAGATAGCCCGACATCGTTCACTCGTTGAGCGATAATGATTTCGTCAATTTCGTCGCCAGCATCAATGGCTTGTTGGATTATTCTAAAAATAGCAGAGTGCAGAGAGCTTTGCTTAGAGTAAAAATCAGAATTGCTAATAAAATTAGAAATTTCCGCAAGACTTTCTGGCTCTTTAAGTAGTCCAGCTAATAACTGTTTTTCTAATTCAAAATTATATATCATTATTCTGGATCTGGTAACTCGGTAGATGGTTGGGTGAAATGATTTTCTAAAGCTTTTGTTAAGGCAAACTCTGTCATACCGCAGTCAAATTTACAATAGATAAGTGGCTTACCATTTTCAGAAGACACAGCCATAATCACACCTTTATATTTATCAGCTCCTCCAGATAATTCATAAAGCTTATCAACCATTTCTGTAGGGATACAAAATTCCCCCTCTTCACTTCCTTCTGGTAAATTCATAAATAAATATCTTGTTCGCTAAATAAAGATGCTTGTATTTCGTCTTGTGGATAAACTTCAGCTAGTTGTATTTTGTTTGCTTGGCAGAAATTTAATTTTTGCTCGTCTCTTTTGAGTTGATCGGCATATTTAAAATGATTTTTATGAAAGTGTTTAACGAATTTAGTATGTTGAGCGCCTTGAACTTCCACGGCTATTTTTTTATTAGCATTGTAGAAATCCAAAGTCAATCTGCTGCCGACAACTCTAAACTCTTCAAACACAATATCATTCTCCCAATATAATCGCAGGAATTTTTTTACGTTTGTTTGGAACTTGCTCCTACTGGGCTTGTCCCAATCAATTAAATATTTCTTTGCGTTTTTGAGATTTCTTTCTTTTCCATATCGATCAATAAACTTCATGCTGCAATTTGCTCTTTGAAATACTTCATCAAAAAATCACAAAGATCACGGTTTTCATCAAGAACTTTAAAAAGATTATTATCACCCTGTATTTGTTCTGGAAAGTCTAATTTGTTTTCTTTTAACAGGTCTAGAAAATCTTCAGTAGGTTTAATCCAAGACCCTTTCTTTTCCACAAACTCCCAAGCGTATAACAAGTCCACAATTTCTTTTTCAATCCAGATGGAATTGCCTCCCGATCTGTTATATCTTACAGGATAAGATAATCTTACATTTGATTTTTCATTAGGAGATTTAGCTATCAACACTTTCGCGAAGTGTCCAATGATAGGGTTTTTTTTCTCATCGATAGCTTTCAAACTAGGGTTTTGCAGAATCAAATCTGCTTTAATTCTAGGTTGAAATTGAATACAAGTATTAGCGTAATGCTGTAAAGCATATCCTCCTGTAGCCAGCCCTACATTATCAGGCTCTTTAGAATACTTATCTTTCATTTGCGATCTAACTTGACTGATAAATATCGCCATATGGCCTCTTTTGCCCAAAGCGATACTGGTTTGAGCACACCATCTAGCCGCGATAGAAGCTCCAGAAGCTATTTTAGCAAACTCATCAAAACCTTTAGCGGTGTCATTTTTGGCTGTTAAACCATCAACAGAGTCTAATATAAAACAATATTTTTGTGGGTTTTTTACATCATCTATTAGTTGTTTGATGCAGGTCATTGCTGTTTCATAAATATTTGTCTCTAAAACAAAACAAGTGCCGTCTACCCATTCGTCTGCTGACCACACAAACTTTACACCTGATCTCTTTCTTACCTCTGGAGAGAGCCTTCCTTCAGCTTTGATATATAAGCCCCTCGGTTTTTCCACGGTGTTTAGAAAATTTTTCATAACCTCTAAAGCTTCAGAAGTTTTGCCCCCTTCTGTAAGGCCAGTGAAACGATGTAACCCAGGCCCAAAACCTCCGTTCATGTTTAAGTCGAACTGCAAAGAGCCGCTAGAAACTTTGTAATCAACCTCTTTCTCAAAATTGTAATGATCCGTTTTATTTGATTTCAAAAAATTACCTAGAATATCGTTTGGTTGTGGTCCTTCACTCATTTAAAAAATCTTTTATAGTTTTATTTTTGCGGGTAACATTTCCATCAGCCCCCACCTTCTTGCCTATATTATAGGTCTTATATTTAGACAAGTCAACTTTAAAATTGAAAGCTCTATATTTTTCGTCGAGCCTCTTTTTAAGCTTGTCGCTGACAAGGTAAGCTAAAGAGTCAAACTTCTTGCTAAAAGATACAATCGCCATAAATTCTTGAGAATAGCGCTCACACAAATCGTTGAGCATCTTCATCTCTCTAGCGAAAAAAGGCCTTCTGCCTTTGTCGGGAACCTCTAGTAAGCGAAATAATATTTCTCTTTTATTAGGGCCTTTGGACTTGCTCACGGGTAAGGGTAAACCGCCGCCACATCTACGTCAATCATTTTTTTGATCAATTGGACAAAAGAGGTTTTAGGTTCCCAACCAAGCTCTTCGCGAGCTTTTTTAGAGTCTCCCCACAATAAATCAACTTCCGCTGGTCTGTAAAAGTCTTTATTAATTTCTACAAGAAGGTCACGACCATGAAAGTATTTTTCTTCTAAACCTTCACCGTCCCATCGACAGATGCTCCTATGAAAACCAGCAAAGTTGAAAGCTTCTTCTACAAATTCTCTAATTGTATGCGTTTCATTAGAAGATAAAACATAATCTTTTGCGTTTTCTCTGTTTTGATTGAGCATCAGCCATATACCTCTTACGAAATCTTCTGCATCGCTCCAATCTCTTTTGGAGTCAAGATTACCCAATTCTAGTGGTTTTGTAACTTGTCCTGTTTCATACTCTACGAGAATTCTAGCTACATTTTTAGTAATTTTACGAGTAACGAACTCTTCCCCCCTTCTGACTCCTTCATGATTAAATAAAAAGCCTTGTACAGCGTAAATATTGTAAGAATCTCTATAGACTTTAACTAAATGTCTAGCGGCGCATTTAGAGGCTCCATATGGGCTTCTAGGGCGCAGTGGATGAGATTCTGTCTGTGGAGACTCTACAACATCACCAAACTCTTCAGAGCTACCAGCGTTGTAATATCGGCACTTCGGAGCGTGTCTACGAATGGCCTCTAGCTGATGCAATACAGCCATCGCATTTGTTTGCATGTGTTGAGTCGGCATTTCCCAACTGCTACCTACAAAAGAGTTGGCCGCAAAATTAATAAAATAATCAGGCTTATGTTCAGCCAAAACCCTGTCTGTATTTTGAGGGTCTGTTACATCGAGGTCTATAAGAAAAAATCTTTCATTGTCTTCCAGATGTTTGATATTTTTGTGATTTTTAACACTAAGCCTCCTAGCTCCACCAATAATTGTGTGTTTTGTGTTTTTTAAAAGATAGTCTGCCATAAGGCTACCATCTTGACCCGTTACTCCTGTAATAATAATTTTTTTCATTTTAAAATCCAATCTTCTAAATTAAATCTAGGTTCCCAGTTCAAGATTTGCTTCGCTAAAGAGCTATCGCACAGAACGCTTTGCGCTTCTCCTTTTTTGTCTGGTTCATATACAATTCCAAAAGAAGGTCTATACATCTCCGCAACTTCCTTTAAAGAAAATTTTCTACCTCTGCCTAATTCAAAAGTGTGCCCATAGCTTTGAGTTTGCCATATTTTAATTAATCCTTCTACAATATCTTCGACATGAGTAAAATCTCTTTCCTTGCTCCCGTCCCCATAAATAGTAATTGATTTTTTTTCTCTATGAGCTTTATCCCATCTAGCTATAACTGTAGAATATTCACCGACTTCTATGTGATTCGGGCCATAAACATTATAAAATCTAGCGATAGATTGATTTAGGCCATATATTTTATGATACAAAATCAGCATTTCCTCGGAAACGTCTTTCATGAACGTATAAGGATTTTTAAACTTACCGCTATGGTGGGAGGAAGAACCTGAAAAAATTATGGAAATATTATTTTTTTTGCAAATTTCACATAAATTAAAAGTCCCCTGCACGTTTGACTGAAAGTATTCAGAGGGAAAATGAAAAGAGGGCTGTATACGAGCAAGAGCAGCCAAATGAAAAACAACATCTACATTCTCAAAGAGTCCCGAAATTTCCTTCATATTAGAAATATCTCGGTTAAAATAAAAAGCTCCTGTTACATGATTGTTAAAAGATCCTGTCGAATAATTATCAATTGATGTAACATGATGACCTAAATCCACCAATTTTTTACATAAATGAGAGCCAACAAATCCCGCTCCTCCCGTAACAACAATTTTTTTCATAAAACCCAATCAGTGCAAACACCTAAACATTTATAGTTTTTATCTTTCCAGTTTTTGTTATTATCAACAATGATTGACCTTTCGCAAATTTCTTTGTCGGGGAAAGTCCAAATAAAATTATCAGATGTTAAAGTGTAGTCGTCTGTTTGATGCCAAAAATATCTTAAGCTTGTCGGCAAAGAGTGCAAAGCTTCTAGATTTTTAGCGTGAATCCACAAATTTTTATTGCTCAATAAATTTGAGTCTATTTCATACATGGGTTCATCATGGCCCAAGTAGAAAGCTCCGTCTTTTTTCCAAATATCTACTTCACAGTGGTAACCCAAATTTAAAACTTTATAAATTTGTTCGGGCCTATTTTCGTTGTCTGGGTCTTTGCCAGATAAGTTTCCTCTGTGTGATATTACAATCATTCGACACAAATTTTGTCTCCTTTTTCACTATTAGTTTTGACAACAACTACATGACAATCTTCGATGAACTCGGGATCAGCTACCTCAAAAGGTTCCATGATGAATATTTGGCCACTCTTTAAGATTTGACCGCGCATCTTCATCACCCCTTTCATCAAAAAATTAATTTCAGTGCATTTTTCATGATAGTGCTTATCCCAAGGCTCGCCCTTTTTGTGGAATTTATATCCTACCTCAAAATCTTTTGTTTTATAAGCGCTGGGATCAAAGTCTCCGACAAACCAGCCCCCTTTCATTTCTTCTATATCTAAAAGTTTCATAATTATATTAACCTCACATTTCAATTCCCCATTTCGTGGCTGCGACACCAAACTCTTTGCCGTAATCTTCTGTTATTGCTTGTTTCATTGCTCTTGCTCCTGCGGCAGTCCCCATAGGGTGCGAAGTTATTGCTCCTCCAACATTGGCCATCCAGTTAGCATGGCCTACAGTTTTTTGGATATGTTTAACTAAACCTGGGTGCATACCACAGCTCAAAGCTGGAACTGAATTTTGAGAGTTAAGAATTGACATTATATTTTTAACTTCTTCATCTCCGCTTTCAAGATAGCCTCCAATCATACCTGCGTGAAGGGTTCCGCAGCCAGATAACGAAACAAGCTTAAACATCAAAGAGGGTTCAATGCTGTAGCGATGAGAATGATGGTTTAATACTCTATCTCCGCTTTTTTGGTAATGCATCAAAAGAGGTAATTCAGTCTCCCTTATCGATTTATAAGCTCCGAGGCCGCAATGAAAATTTACATGAATTCCGTTACCTCCTAAGTCATATACTTGTTGGACACGCTTAAGCAAATAAGCGGGGTCTGAATGGATGGAAACACAATAAAATACAGGAGATCCGCAATTCGCTAAATAGTTAGATACTAGCTCAACTCTTTTTTCTAGTGGGCAGTGAGCAGCTCCCGATAAGATTTCATCTTCTTTAATAAAGTTACAACCTCCATCGACAAGTCTTTTCACTAGCTCTAAATGTAATTCAGGAGTAAGACCAATTTTAGGCTTAGTAATTCCTCCTAAAATTACCTGATCATCAGGAATTTTGCAGTGCTCTTTAATTTCTTTAAGTCCAATAATTGGACCCTTAAGGCACGATAGCATAGTAGGTGTAAATTTAATATCAAGCATCCTACATTTTTCGATTACGTCAATATCCATCTGCCCCCCCATTGTTTGCACAAGTAATTGAGAAATACCGTCTGTGGCAAAATCAATATTTGCTTCAGGGAATGCAATAGAAACATCACCTTCCACTTTCTTTTCTAGTTCGGATTCATCAGCTAAAACAATACAAGCATGATTTTCAAACATTTCTTCCGTTTCCATTTCTGCTCGTTTCGCAGGGTTTCCAATCGATTGGCCTACTGCCAAATTAAATGCAGCTTCGCGTAAAGTCGAAGAAGGAGAGGACTTAAGGTGATAGGTGGCGATGTAATATTTGTTTTCGTCCACTTTGTCTCTAAATAAGCTTTTCATTTTGTTTTAAAGTTTTTATAATAATTTAAATCACTTGGTATTCCAATTGGATAATGCTCGTTAAAGTGATAAGCTCCAATTCTTTTTCCATCATTAATTAAATAATTATATGAAGGAGCTACATAAAATTCATTTAAAGTGCGAGCGTTTTTTTCGACCATAACACGATAAGAATCAAAGAAATAGGAAGTTTTCTTCCAATAATGTAGCCCATTTGTCGCGTATTCGCTCAATACTTTTTTCTCTTGAGCTTCGACGACAAGGCCGTCATCGTTTAATTTAACATAACTGTTTTTAGGAGAGCGAGAAAAGAATGTTCCTAAAACGCCGTCATAATCGTGTGAATGAGCAAATCTTAAAAACGCCTCGATATTAAAATCTTCGATAATTTGATCGCAGTTTATAATGATTAATTCATCGTCCTGATCTACTAGATCTTTCGCCTCATAACAAGTAGAAGCTGGGCCATCTTTTAGTTTTTCTACAACGCAAATGTCTACATAAGGAGCAAACTTTTTAATTTCTTGAGAAAGATTAAATTTTAAATCATGTTCTTTGAGAATACAGCAGATAAACCGATCATCCTCTCGCTGTCTTAAGTTTTCTAATACAAGCTCAAGCATCGGGCGACCATCTAGAACCTCAATAAGAGGCTTGGGGATTTTAGAATGGAATCTAGCGCCTAAACCAGCGCAAGGAATTAAGAATGTCATAAATTTAATTGCTTTTTAAGAAAAAATCTAAATCTTCGGGGGTTCCTAAACCCCACATCTTTTCTATATTAAAGGTTTTAACTACTTTACCGTCTTTAATAGCCTCATTAAAAACAGGGCATACATAGAACTCATTGTTATGTCTTATGTTTTTTTCTATCATTTGCTCTGTATATTTTACATAATCAGAACCTTTTTTCCAGTAATAGATGCCAACTGTAGCTATATCAGAGATAGGATTTTTCTCCGCTACTTCAGTGACGCTACCGTTATCGTCAACTTTAGCAAAAGACCATTTGGGGTGGGTTGATTTAAAGGTAAGGATTCCAGCGTCAGCATCTTGTTCCTGCATTTTATACAAAAATTCGCTAGCATCCCAATCTACGTATTGATCTGAATTAGCGATCAAAAGAGGTTGATCGTTATTGATGACATCTTTACTTAACAGTGTAGTGCAAGCCGCTCCTTCGGTTATCCCGTCTGCTTCTATAATATGGCAATCGGGAGAAATTAAATTTAGAAGAGTGTCTAAATTATATTTGTTACGATGAGATTTTTGGACAATAAAAGTATGAGGGCTTTCACAATTAAGGTTTTCCACAACTGTTTGAATCATCGGCTGACCTCTGACTTCTATTAATGGCTTCGGGAAGGTATATCCTGCGGCTTGGAACCTGCTACCCGCACCCGCCATAGGGATTAAGACGTTTAAATTTGAATCTTGCCAACGAGTAGTCATAAGTTTTTTGTTACCGCTTAACTGCGATGTTAAAGTTTTTATTGTTATTTCTTGTGGGCTTTTTACTCTCCAGACATTAGCGCCACTACGTTGAGCGGCTAACAGGCCATTAGGAGAATCTTCAATAATTAATGTATTTTCTGGGTTGGCCTTAAAAGCCGACATAGCCTCCCAATACATTTGAGGGTGAGGTTTTGAATTTTCTACATCTTCATTGGATAAGATATAATCAAAGAATTCAATTAAGCCAGCGCGACAAAGCATTCCGTAAACAGATTTTCGGATGGCGTTCGAGCAACACGCCATCTTTATATTACGAGAGCGCAACCAATTAAAAGCCTCAATTAATTTTAAATCAGGTTTGATAGTGGAAAATTTTTCAGAAGTAATTTTTTGTTTGGTTTGCCATATATTATCGTGAGTGTGTGGTGGCAAGCCAAAAGAGTCGCTTAAAATGTTTAACTTATCTCGGGTTTTTAAACCGTCGAAGATATTCAAATGGTCTGATTTGCTTATGCAAAATTTTGGATCAATTTCGGCCAGAGCTTTATTTAAAGCATCAAAATGAATGTGTTTGGTCTCTACCAACACTCCATCTAAATCAAATATAACAAAATCAATCATGTTTTTTTATATAAGCTGTCGGACACAAACAATTTAAAGACTTTATGTCTAAATTTTTTTCTTTAATAAACTTATCAACACCTTTTGACTCACTCCATTTATGATAGCCGTATTCATCAAAAACAATTAATCCTCCTTTTGTCATATTGTCCCAAAGGTTATTCAAGGCATTATAAGTGGGGGTCTCTAAATCAACATCCATGTATAAGAGAGATATCTTAAACCCAGGATTTTTTTCTGAAAATTCTTTTGTAGTTGAAGAAATATCTCCTTCTACTAACATAAAGTCAGAGTCTGTAAATTTATGATTGCGTATTTGATTAGCGAGATTTTCTTTAAATGAAACTTTGTGTTCGAAGGCTCTTTCAGAGAATAAAACATCCATTGTATTTTTGTCTGTTTCGTCAGAAATAGAGTCCATTAATTCTTTAGTATTAAAGAAATCAAATCCTAAAACTTTTTTTGATGAATTAGGGTTGAATATATTTTTTAGTTTTAAAAATGTATACATGCCCGTCCCTTTAAAAACACCGCATTCCACTATATCTCCTGGGATATCCTTAACTTCATTATATAACAAGGCTCTTGAAACAAGCTTATTGAATAGTCTTGTATCATCACTCAAGATAAAGCTATTGAAGGCATCGTATAAATCTTGAGACACTTTAGATAGCTCAATGTTTTTTAATGTTATTTTGTCATCCATGTCAATGGTCAGAGAATTTTAAAAAGTCTAAAGAAAATTTATCATTCTCTAATAAATAATATTTCAACAAAACATGCTGGTTTAACATGTATATTTCGTCTATTTTTTCAGAATGCCGAGGAGATTTATTGAATATTTCTTGAGAAAATCTGTTTTCTGAATTGCTGTATGGAAATCCACTAGTGATAGATTTTTTATAGTCACTGTTATGTTTTAAATATAATGGGAGCTTGTCATAAATTCTCGACAAAAAATCAATATTTTGAGGGTTAGAAATGAAAAACCAATCTGGCATTCCTGCGTTGAATTGATTCCAATACATCGAATATAGATAATCAGCGTCTATTTCATGTAAATTTGGAATTTTAAAATTTTCGGTAGATACATAACCTAAATCTGGTCTGCACAAAACAACCACATCGTAGTTTGTTTTATTTTCTTTTTCAAACTTTTTTCTTAATTCGCAAACCTTTTTTCTGGAATAAAACATACTAAAGACTCTTTTCGCGGTGCCTTTGTCTAATATGCTATTTATATTGGCTACTTTATCTTCAAATTCTTTCTGTACTTCGAACTTAAAATCTTTTGGTTCAAAGATGTTAACAACTTCAGATTCGATTTCTTTAGAGAAAGAATATATAAAGGTATCAGCCTTGTATTCTTTTATCTTTTCAGTTAAATATGCAAATTTATTTTCATACGCTGCGGAATGTGTGGTGCTGGGTTTAAATAACCCTGATATACAAAAAGCAATTTTCATTTTAAAATAAATTTTTTATTTACAAAGACAATATCTTCTTCAATCCCTAAAGCATTCGACAGGCAACATTCGACTACAAACCCTTTGTCTTCCATAAAGTTTATTAATTCATTTTTTACAGTCGACTTTTCATATATTTTCCCCAATCCGACTTCAGAATGAATAGCTTTAATGTTTTCTAAGTCGCTCCCAAAACTGTTTAAGACTTCTATTTCCGCTCCTTGTACATCCATCCATATTAAATCAATTTGGTTTATTGCGTTTTCTTTTATAAAGGAATCTCCCCTAATACACTCAACTTCAATTTCTTCTTGTGCCCAAGTTCGCGCATGGTGATGCTCGTTATTAGTGCGATATAGAGAGCTGGCTCCTATATTTCCATTGACCACTTTGTGGAACTTAACGCTGCCGTCAATAGAACCAATTGCTTTTTCATAAAAAAGAATATTTTTTCTATCTTTAATATTGTTTTTACACCAAGCAGCAGTTTCTGGAACTGGTTCAAAACAATGAACCGTAGAATTCGGGAACCAGTCAGATAGCTCTAAGCTTTGACAAGCGTCTCTGGAGCCAATATCTAAAACATGGTTGACTTTTTCTAGATCTATTTTGTTCTCAATTTTTTTAACAAAATCAAAAGTATAGCTTAACACTGTTCCTTCCCAGTTGCTATATCTTCTTTCCGAATTTGAAGAAAATGCGTCTTTGTTGTAATTATTGTTCATTTTATAAAATCAAGAGCTAGCTCGTCTGACTTATAGGATGATAGAAATTTATCGTATTTTGTCCAGAAAATGTCATTTTTTTCATTGAGTTTGTTTAAATAAAATTCGAAGTCTTCTTCTTTTAATCCCATTTCAAAGAAATTTTCGGTTATCATGCGTTCTGCGAAGTTATAACCTTCATCACTCTTTTTTTTCCACAACTTTATCATTAAGTCTGTTTCTCCAGCCATAAAATAATCACAAATATAACCGCCAGTATAATTGTGCCAAAAGAATAAATTTAATTTATGGGTAAAGCCCTTAATAAGTTCATTTATGTTCGTAGGTATAAAATCACTTCTTGTTTTAAAAACATTTTTAAAACCTAACTTTTGCGCTTTTAGCAAACCGTTCATTGTCGATGTCTGCTGATAATACAAATTCCCGATTCCTACCTCCTTGGGTTTTTCATTAAAAATTACATCGTCGTCTTTAGAATACTTAGGCTCGTCACCCACCCATGTAGAAAATATGGTTTTATAACCTTCGGTTGACCTTTTTATTTCTGACACAGAATCAGATGGACCCTGAACAACAATACACCACTCTTCCATCTTAATATCTTGGCCTTTTGTTGATTAAAACTTTATCTATTTCAGAAAACTCTTTTTCATATTCTCCAAAATTCCATTTTCCTTTATTTATAGCTGTGGCAATATAAGGCCATACGTTTGAGTCAAAGTGCCCTCCCCTTGGAGGCTCATTATCGAAATGAGACAAACCAAACAAAGATGCTTTTGTATTTATTTGAGGAGATGTCCACTCAAGATCCCATATGCTTAAAGACCCCGCTTCTTTTAAAAATTTAATTAAATCAACTTTTTTCCAAAGTGCCGATTGAACAGCAAAAAAATTTTTTGAATCTTTAGAAATATTTAATAAGGTTTCGCATAAATGGCTTTTCGAAAAATTACAAGCTCCAGCTTTAGTTAGTCTAATAAAAGAATTGTTGCTATCAGTTAATATTTTTTCATAATCTTTTAGTTTTTTAGAATTAGGCTCCTTATACAAAAACATATCTTCGTGTTGATAGAGCAATATATCGCAGTCTGTGTTTTCTAGACACTGTATCAATCTTTCTGTATAGCTTAACTTATCATCATAGATAATAGTGTCGTAGTCTTTATACTTTTTATCTGCGAAGACAGTTATATCTTCACCATAAAATAAATTCCACCGATCCAAGAAAATTTCTAAGACATCAAAATAAGAACTGTGGGAGTAAACCGTATTCGTAATCATAAAACTTTTACTATTTTCCAACTTTTGTATCCTAAATGCGGCGCTGAATTTATGTCAAATTCTTTTCTCGTTTCTATAACTTCATATTTAATTTTAGATCCAAAATCATTAACAAGCGCCTCCTCAAATTCTTCGAAATGACACCAATCATCTATTAGAATAATAGTGCCTCTTTTGACATTGTTGGTAATTTTAGAATACCAATGTTTGCGTAAAACTCCATTCGGGCCATCAATTAGTATAAAGTCGTATTTTTTATTTCCAATATCTAAACTCTCAATTTCTGCTTCGTTATAATGAGTGCAGTTAATTTTTGAGTTATCAATAATGTAATTTGAATTAGATTCAAAAGCTTCGTATCGAACATCCCATTTATTATTCAGCAAGTTAAATAACTTAATAGAACTATCGCCGCACCCAAACTCCATAACATCTAAAGACTTTTGTTTAGGGAGTAAAGAAACCGCGTTATTCATCTCTTCAGCCATGTAGGACCACCCACCCTTAAAAACAGAAAAATCTAAATCTGCTTTTTGGCTCCATGTGCATTTTTGATTTCTAGATGCGCCTCCATGATGATAATCTCTATTGCTCCCAACTATCCAAGGGCTTATCGTAGAGCCTATGTCTATGTAAGTGTTTAACGGGTTTGCTTGATGCAGTTTATAGCTTAAAATGTTTCCAAGAGGGCCTCCTGAAAATAAAAAAAGTGCTCCTTCTGTGTTTTTCGCTCTTTTCTCTCCTATCTCTATCCAATGAGAAAGAAATGGCTCTTGCCAAGCTTTCATGTTGAGGGGAAAATATTTACTTACATTAAAAGGCAAATCTTTGCCGAGGCCTTCTTCGTTAGCAAAAAGAAAAACTTCTTTATCCCAAGAAGAAAAAAGAGGAATAATTTCTCTAGTAAAAAAATCGTAGTTGCTATTAACAAATAAATTCGCCCAAGTTAAATTTTTAGCCCGAGCAGTTTTTTTCATCCAATCAACATGCTCAACTGGTTGACAGCATGGACAGCTTATTCCGACCACATAATCAGGATGTTTATATTTAAAAGACTCTAAAAGAAGAGATTGCTCTGCCTTATGCGTTTCGGGGCAAAAGGTCCAATTGTCACAATTAGTTATTGGTTCATTAACTAGAATTTTGTACTCACCGTCTGCATATTTAGAAAAAGCAAAAGGTTTTTTTTCTTTAAGCCTTTTATAAATATTAGATATGTCTTCTCTAAAGTCCTTCATTGAGTAATTTAAGTATTTTTAAAGAAGAGTAACCGTCTCCGTATGGGCACTCTTCTTCGATTTCGTAATTATATTTTAGGATATTGAAAATTCCATGTAGCCTCTCGGGTTTTTTACAAATAAAGATATGCCCAGATTTTTTGCCTTCAGGCCTTTCTGTTGTTTCTCTACAAACTATAATCTTTTTGTTTAAAAAGCTGCCCTCTTCTTGTATCCCACCGCTATCGCTAATAACTAATTTACATTTAGCTAAAATATCTAAAAGCATAGGGTGAGATAAGGGTTCTAAAACATTAACGTCAGTTAATAAATGTTTATGTTTTTTAACATTAGGGTTAGGGTGTAGTGGTAACAAAAATTCTAAATCCGTGTTGTTTTTAGCAAGCAAATTAACCTGTTTAAACCAGCTATCAATAAGTTTATGATTTTCTCTTCTGTGCAAAGTGACAAGAACCTTATTGTGATATTCGCACTTTTCTTTGTAGGGTAATAAATTATCCAACACTGTGTTTCCGACCACATGAGATTCTCCTTTTACTAGTTCATGCAGCAGATTGTCTTTGGATAGGGTAGTCGGACACAAATTAACATCTGATATTCTCGATATCATTTGTCTATACCCTTCTTCTGGATAAGGGTGATCAAGATTATAAGTTCTAAGGCCAGCCTCTAGATAATAAACTTTTTTACCTCTATGAAAAGCGGCTAAAGCGCAAGCAAAAGCAGAAGCGGTATCACCTTGGACTAAAACAGAATCAAAATCCCCAGCAGGAAATTGACCAAGACAACTCACTACGATTTGGTCTAGCCTATTGCCGATATCGCTTTGTTCGATAATATAGTCGGCTTTTACATCTTTTAAAAGATCTGTGTGCTGACCAGTAAAAAGAAGTTGGTAATTATCTAAAACTTTAGTGAGTGGCTTTATTTTTAACCATTCAGGTCTAGTCCCAAAACACAATAAAATTTTCATTATACGTTTAGTAATTTAAATCCTTTGTCGCAATAATGGGTCAAAGATTCTCCAAATTCAATCCCGTCAGAGTTTACGGAAATAGCGTTATTATCCACGCCATATTGCATAGCAGATTTAGGTTGGCTACCCCATAGAGATAAACGGTCTTTTGGGTGAGGTGGTACATATGTATTAAGACCTAAGTATTTTTGGATTGAATAAGAAAAATGAACATCTTCTCCGCAAATATTGTTAACGGGGGGGCTGACTTCTCTCCAAAAAGCGCTTAATAAGTCTCTGTGGAAGAACCAAGCGTGTCCCACAATGTCGACTTGTTTTTTTTCTTCGTTTGGATTTGGCCAGCCATGCCTTTCAAAATCTTTATATTTTTTATCATTAAAAATTACTCCTACTGTTCCATATAAACCGTCTTCTTTTTCTATAGACTCAATACAATTCTCTGACCATTTGTGTCCTGGGATTGTGTCATCATCTAACAAGCAGATGTAGTCTGATTTAGCATTAAGAGCGAAGGCAAATCTAGCCCAAACTCCATAATTATAATTGTTATGAGAAACTTTTAAGTTATTTTCTTCGCCTTGAATTATAAAAGAGTTTTCTTTTTTTTCTGGCATATTTTGCCAAATCATAAGTTCATTACATTTTACTGTTTGTTTGGATATGGCTTTTACTTGGTCGTTCAAAGTATGGGGGCGTTGCCAAGTGTTTAAAATATAAGTTACTTTTTTCATTATTTAAATAAATTAAAATTAAGACACTTAGGGTCGAAATCTCCCCATATTTTTTTATAGTTATCTGCTGAAAGGTCTACATCTTTAAATTCAGACCAGTCATCAATAATAACAATGGGAATTCCCAATTTTTTAAATTCTTCTGCACCGTGCCAGCGGGTGACAATAGGTATGCTTTTCATGTAGAGGGCCTCCCATGTTTTATGACAATCTACACCGTTACCTACTGGAGACATGGTAAAATAAGAAGCTGCCATGTCGCTTAAATACCTATCTTGGGTTGATTCAACAAAATTATCGTGAGCTTTTATAGAAGAAGCGTCTGGGTAGTTTTTTTCTAATTGTAAATTGTAAGGAAACCCAATCTTCGCCAAGCACTCTTGTCTAGCTCTTGGATTTGTAGAGATGTTAAAGTTTACATATACCTCTTGGAATTTACTTACTTTTTTTAATTGTATTTTAGCAAACCTATCTTGGTTCCCGTGCGACCATTTAGGATTGGCTATCCCAATAGGTATTGGTTTAACCTTTGGGTGTGCAGCTACAAGATTTTGAGTATACCAAGTATCTATATTGGGAAATAAATTTAAAACATAATCAATTTCTTGTTGTCCGAAATTGGTGTCAGAGTTATGCGTAACTAAATTAAATTTTTCAGCTAATTTAATAGAGCCTATTTTAACATATGTGTCTAACAAAGAAAGATGTTCTGGTTTGCAAAAAACAAAATTATTATCTAAATCTTGATCTTCTTTAGGAAAGAATTCAGAAGTTCTGGGGTCGTTGTAACTACTTAACTGTAGACGACATTGGTGTTTAAAATAAGTACCACAAATAAAGTTCATTTTAATATCTTTTCCCAAAATAAAGACGGAGCGTTTTCACAGCTATTTTTAAAAGCATCATATCCCACTTTCTCAAACTCAAGATAAGCTCCTATTTTTGATTTGTCACCTATAATATCTTCCACTCCACATAAAATAGCTTCCCCTACCATCCTACAAAATGGTTCCCTAACGATTGGGTGGTGGAAAATAGCTTTAGCTGATTGTAAAATAGCTGGAATATCAGCATAATCCCTTGGTCCATTAAATTTTATATTTGGATAATCTTTAAATACCCTATCAGGAGAAATCTCTCCCCATCCAAATATGTCTATATTCCTGTCAGGGTTTTGGCTAGCAAACCTAAGTAAATTATTTAAGCCTTTTAAGGGGTGTAAATAACCACAGTAAACAACATCATGTTTTTTTTCTTCAGAAGATTTTTTGAACTTTGAAGTGTCTACTGCATCGTAAACTATTTCTACATTATGAAAATAATCTCCGTATAAATCTTTAAAAAAACTATAATGGTAATCGCTTAAAAAGAAAGTTCTATTTGCTGCGGAAAATAATTCTAACCTTACGTCATCTTGTAAATAACTGCAAGAATCATGCTCTAATCTAAACGAGTTAGGCAGTTTTAATATTAAAGGCATTTTCTCTGGAGATATTTTACTAATAGCTTCCAGATTAGAGTTGATTACTAGATCATAGTGTGAAAAAAAATCAGTAATCGAAGAATTATGATCGTGTTCTTTTATATCGAGACCTAATTCTTTACCTTTGTCGATAAGAATTTTGTTGCTGACTTGAGCGCCCCCTTGTCTCTGTTCTAATGTGAAGTCAGATATAAACAATACTTTCATGCAAATGCATGATTATACCTTATAATCCTTCTTCTTCAACAACTTCTGTAATTTCAGACAAAAATGGAAAAGAATTTAACAAATCGTGATGATCTGCAAAATTAGCATCATCCCAACCCCATTCTGTTAAAACTTCCTCATCATCCCAAGCTATAGCCTCGCTAGAAGTCATTTTATTAACAGGCTTTTTGCTCCAAAATCTACAAGACCAATATCTGGCTTTGTGCTTTGGGCCTGGGTTTGTATCACACTTATGTCTAGCTCGAAAATTTCTACGCCTAGCTGGATCATCTCTTTTAATTTCCATGTTAGGGTCTCCGAACTTGACCATCACTGTGTTACCCTTGGGGCTTTTAACATAAACGCCAAATTTCTTTTTTGAACCAGAAGGTAATCTAAAGGGTTTATTGAGAGTCTTTTTTTCTTCTTCGGAGTAACTGATGTCTTCAATGTCTTGATCCATTTCATCTTCTGAAATGTTAGCTTTTAAAAGATCTATTTTAGCAAGACCAAACTCCACCTCATTATAATCAACATAAGCCTCTCCAATTTTTTCATTATAATAATCTTCACTGCCTCTAGCGATATCTCCGTCAGCAGCTCTATACGATTCCTTTACTTTCCCGCCCCGAACCATTTTTAAAAACGTATTTACGCGAGCCATTGCCCACTGGCCTCTGCTTTTACCAGGTCTATGACTACTTGAAAATGCTCCTGCACCCCTCCTATATACCTTTTTAAGCTGACCGAGGGTGACTTTTTTAGAGTATTTAGCGTTATGCTCTTTAACTTTATTTTTAAGAGAAGTAACAATTTTTTCAGAAAAAGTTATAGAAGGGGATTTTTTATCCCCTCCAGCCGAGCCTTTTGGGTTTTTTTTCGATCCTTTTTTGCGCTCCGAGGGTTTAGCTGGAGTTTGAGCAGAGCTTTTCGGACCCTTGCGTTTAGCGCTTTGGCTCTCTAAAAACTCTTTGGCTTGGTCTGAAAAGTCGTATTCCATCAAGAAATTATTACACTTTTAATTATTAAAAATGAATATTTAACCCTCGCAAGAAGAGCAATTTAGTATAGATCTAGCTAACTCTTGACTAGGATTGGCACTTCTTTGGTAATAAAAACTTTTTACCCCCTGCTCCCACCCAAATATAAGAAGCTCACTAACTTGCTTTGGAGGGCATTTCGGAGAAATCATGACATTTAAACTTTGCCCTTGATCAATAAACTTCTGACGTTGAGCCGCTTGAATAACTATTTCTTTTTGCGGTATCTCTCCAAATGTTTTAAAGACATCTTTTTCTTCTTGAGATAAAAAGTCTAAATGCTGGACAGAACCTCCTTTAAGCAAAATAGACTTCCAAGTAGTTTGAGTATTCTTTTTTTTCTCTTCTAAAAGCTTTTCTAAATAGGGGTTTTTGTAAGTAAACTTACCCTTGGCTAGATCTTTAGTAAAATAATTACTATTCAATGGCTCTATAGAGGGAGATACTTGTCCGAGAATGAAAGAGCTAGAAGTGGTAGGAGCTATGGCCATTGTAGTCATATTCCTCCTGTCATAACCATCTAAATGTTCTGGAGAACCAAATAAAACAGCAAGAGATTCGGTGGCTTGATCACATTTTTTTCTAATTGTTTTATGGATTTCTGTATTCAGAAATTTAGCGTCCATACTCTCGAAAGAAATCATTTGCTCTTGTAAAAAAGAATGCCAACCCAACACACCCACTCCAATTGCTCTTTGCTTTTTGGCAAAATTATGAGAAGCCTTCATAAAAGGAATGTCTTCCGTCTTCTCGATGTATTCTTCCATTACCGCATCAAGAAAATAAACCAGAGTTTCGATAGCGTCTGTTTTTTTAATTTCTTCCCATTTCAACAAATTAAGAGAAGACAAACAACAAACAAATGATTCCTCTTCGTTAGCATGAAGAAATATTTCGCTACAAAGATTTGACGCAGTTATTTTCATGCGTTTATCTTTATAAGGCTTCGGGGCGTTGGCGTTGGCTGTGTCTGTGAAAAAGATATATGGGTATCCTGTTTCAAACCTTTTCTTAATTACTGATGCCCAAACAGATCGTTTTTTTCTATCCCCTTCGATCATTGACCTCATCCATTCGTCAGTGATACAAACGCCGAATGACATTTCTTGTATAGGATTTCCTTCAGATCTAATTCTAAGAAATTCAGAAATATCAGGATGATCTATAGGAAGGTAAGCTGCGAAAGATCCTCGTCTTACATTGCTTTGAGAAACAACAGATGAGACTTTATCGAAAAGCTCCATAAAATGAGCTGGACCACTAGAGGTTCCTCCAGCAGAAATTTCTGCTCCCCTTGATCTAAGTTCTCCGAAATAACCTGAAGTTCCTGCACCATGCTTGGTTTGCATTCCTACTTCAGCTTGCTTGTCTAAAATAGAGTCCATGCGGTCTTCAATGAAGACTCCATTACATGAGATAGGTAAACCTCTTTCTCTACCAAAATTAGCCCAAATAGGACTAGATAAAGAATAAAAACCTTGAGCTAAATAATCCTCAAATTTCTCTGCAAAACCTTTTATGGTGAGAGATTTTTCGGCAGCGACCGCAATATCATGACCTCTTTTTTCAGCGGTTTCGCCCGTTTGCAAATAACCCCTCTTTAAGAAATCGCGAGCGTCCTTGTTTAGCCATTTATATTTTTTCATTAAAAAAGATCGTCAGCGTCAAATGTTTGAGAGTTTTTAGAATACTCAACTGGTCGCGAGTGAAAGAAATCAGTGGCATTATTGCCCATTAATTCTTCTTCGAACCACATTGTATCTTCCAACAAAGATGTGTCAACATCAAACGCTGAATGAAAGCCAATTTTTTCTAAAGAGTCATTAATTCTATTTTTTATGAACTCTTTTAGAATGTCAGCATTCAATCCTTTTTCATTAAAACCATTTACCATCCAATCAACAATTTGACTCTCTGCTACAAAAGCCGCTTTAGCTTCGCTTGCTATTCTCTCTTCCAGCTCTTCATCAAAAAGCTCGGGGTGCTCGCTTCTGATTGTGTTTATAATCTTGATGCCAGCCAACGCATGAATGTTTTCTTCATTGCGAGTATATTTGACTTGCTGGCCTGTATCTTTAAGCACGTTCCTATAACGATTAAACCAGTTAACAATATAAAACTGCGAAAAGAGAGAAACATTCTCCACGAAAAGCGTGAAAAGAATGATGGAATAAACATATTGTTTCTTTGAGTCTTTGTAAAATTTATGATTATATTTGCGAAGATAATTCACTCTACCCTCTATGAAATCTAATTTAAGATTCTCCTCAAAAACATCTTCCAACCCCAACACCTTTAAAAGTCTTTCGTAAGCGTTGTTATGAATAACTTCTACGTTAGCCATGACATATCCCAAGTCAGTAAGGCTAGGGTGGGGAAGATTATCTCCGAGTTTACTCCAAAACTTTTTAACAGCCACTTCTATTTGTCCAATAGCAGAGAGAGTTCTCACTATGATCTCCTTCTCTTTGCCTGTCAAATTGACGTTAAAATCCTGAATGTCACTACTGAAGCTAAATTCTTTATCGGTCCAAAAACCGTTATGCATTGCCTCAATAAACTCTTGCGCCCAAGGGTAATGGTCGGGCTTTCTCGATACTTGCTCTTCAAAAATCATGGTTAAAGGATTTTACACTTAGCAGGAGGACGAAGCAATGTCAAATGAGATTTTTAGGAAAATTTTTTTTTGTTGACAAATTAATCTCACGGCGTATAATAACCGTGAAACGGGATAAACGTAATTTATACCTATTACGGTATAGTTAAAGTATAACGTAATACTTAATCGTATACGTTTTATAAATATATTATAAATATAATCAGGAGTTTTTTTAAAATTCTGTGGAAAAAGGAAAACCAGATAATAGAATGGGTTCAGTGGAAAGCGATCTGACACTCATTTCTAAAATACAAGAGGACAATGCTGACCAGCAAAGTTTAATAGCTTTAGTTGATCGGCACTCTGGGATATTTCACACAATGGTAAATCATTTTATGTCTAGCCCTCAATGCGTTTTGGATAAAACACAAATTGTGGAAGACAAAGAAATGACCATTTATGATTCAGCTTTAAACTACGACCCCTCTAGAAACACAAAATTTTCTACTCATTTAGCCAATCAGACAAAATGGAAATGTTTAAATGCTCTTAACAAAAAGAAGAAAAATAAAGAGTGTTTTATAGACGATGACAACACTTACATCGAACCAAGTTGTGAATCTTTTATTAAAGACATAAACAAAGAAGAGGCTTTAGTTGTGTTTAAAGAGTGCCTAAAAACAGAAAAAGATGAAAGAGTTAAAAAAATAATTGACATGCGATATGGATCAGATAATAATAAGCTTACTCCTTGGAGGTTTATTGCAAAAAATCTTGATTTAAGTATCCAAGGATGTATAAACATCCACAACAAGTTTATCAACAAAGTAAAAAAAGAAGCAAATTATGTATAATTCTATTACAGCCGCCGCATATCTGGTTAAAGACCCAGAAGTAAGAACTACCAATAATGGTAAAAAAGTTGTCAGTTTAAGAGCTGGCGTTTCGACATCCAACGCAAAAACAAAATGCTTTGTTGACATCGAATATTGGGACAAGACAGCAGAAATTGCTGAAAAATACCTTTCAAAAGGAAGGGAGTTTATTGTTAATGGAGAGCTTTGTATGTCGTCTTGGGAAAAAGAAGGCAAAAAGTTTAGTAAGTATTTTATTAGGGGCAAAGATCTTCAATTCTTGAGTTCTAAGAAGGCTGAAGGAGACGGGGGTTCTAGCTCAAGTGATGTACAAGGTGATGATGTTCCCTTTTAGATGAAATTAATCTTAGAAGCTCCCTTAAACAGCTTAAGCTTTGGTAATGTTTCTTTCAACATTATCAGAGAGCTTCAAAAGCTAAACGTAGATCTGGGCATCTTCCCCACAGGTGACCCAGATCTTTCTGCTTTTGATTTAACTGACGATATCAAAAAATATATTGAAGATGGTGTAAATAAAAGGTGGGACAAAATCTCGAAAGGCACCCCTACTTTGAAGTTGTGGCATTTGAATGGGGCAGAAAATAAAAAAACTAAGGATCAGCACTTAATTACATTTTACGAGTGCAGCGAACCTACCAAGCTAGAGGAAAAAATCGCTTCTTTACAAGACAGTGTTATTTTTTCTTCCAAATATGCACAAAACAATTTTAAAAACAAGGGCCTGAACAATACACATTTCGTTCCTCTCGGGTTTGATGAAGATTTCAAAAGAACCGAAAAAGAATATCTTAAAGATGTTGTTCACTTCGGTCTGATGGGTAAATACGAGAATAGAAAGCATACAAAAAAGATTATTCAATCTTGGTTAAAGAAATACGGTAACAACCCTAAATATCAACTTTCTTGTTGCGTAAGTAATCCATTCATTAACCCACAACAAATGCAAGCGGTGTGGAGCGAAATAACCCAAGGAGCCAATTACAGCAATCTAAACATAATCCCTCGCCTCGCTAAAAATTCAGAAGTTAACGAATTTTTAAATGCTATAGATATTGATTTAACAGGTCTTTCAGGAGGCGAAGGTTGGAATCTGCCAGCTTTCAATTCTACTTGTTTAGGAAAGTGGAGCGTAGTTTTAAACGAGACCTCTCATAGAGACTGGGCTACAGAAGAAAATTCCATCTTAATTGAATCTTCTGGGACGATGCCTTGCGAGGATGGTGTATTTTTTACCAAACAAAATGATTTTAATAATGGTGTTTTTTACACATGGACCGAAGATCAAGTGATCGCCGCTATGGAAAAAGCCGAATCTAAAGCGGGACAGATTAACACAGAGGGTGTCAAAATGGGGGACACTATGACTTACAAGAAAACTACCGAAGCTATTTTATCCCTTGTTTTTAAGTAAAATTGAAATGGCATGATTAATGTTAATATATATAAGTATGAACTCATTAATTAACAACCTACTAACAGATATTACTAACCAACAAAATAAATCAATCTCTTTTAACAGGCATCCAGTTAAGGATTCTGGAGATGTTTATCAAGCTGAATTTGAATTAGCTGGATTTACTAAAAAAGATGTGGATATTCAAGTTGTCGATAATACTTTAACAATTCAAGCTGAAAATGAACAGAGGAATAAGTCATTTAAATTATTTTTATATGATTTAGTTTCTGAAGATCACATCACAGCTTCTTTAAAGAACGGGCTTTTAAATATCACTCTCCCCAAAAAAGAAGTTTCCGCTACAAAAAAAATAGATATTAAATAATGCCCATTTATGTTTACAAACATCCTGAAAGAGAAGAATACCGAGAGGTATTTCAAGGGATGAATGATGAACATGTTTATTCAGAAGATGACGTTAAGTGGAGCAGGGTTTTCCTTGCTCCCAACGCATCTATAGACAATACTATCGATCCTTTTAATAGCCAACAATACATGGATGCCACATATAATAAAAAAGGCACTATTGGCGACATGATGGATCTATCTGCTGAATTGAGTGCAAAGAGAGCAGAAAAATCTGGAGGATTAGATCCAGTAAAGGAAAAGTTTTACGACAATTACAAAAAAGAACGTAAAGGCGCGGAACACCCCAACAGGATTAAAGAAAAAGGTTACGAAAGCAAAAATATCAAGATTGACTACGACTAGTAGGCACTCCCACTAACTTTTAAACCCTTTTTTTGTGTCACTTTAAAGCTGAAATTTGCATCGTAGCTCATGGTGCCGTTGACATTCATAGAATAATTGTAAGAGTCTAGCCTCGCATCTTCGACGCGATAAATCATTTGTTTTCCGCTAGCTTCTAACTTTAAATCAAATTGATAGTTTTGGTCAGAGTTTAAAACTCCTGTCATAGCACCACTCTCCATACCTGAAACTAAAGAGGAAACACTAAAAGTCCCATTTGCGGGAAATTGACGTTTTCTATTATAAGCGTAGTCGTTACCCAATCCATAAGACGAAACCCTTTCGAGGCTTACGTTCATATCAACAGATTGAACTAAATGTTTTCCTGATATTGCTTGCCCTCCTACTTGTAAATTTTGTAATGTAACATCACTATTAGTGTTGTCTGGATTAACAATTGGTGGAGCTTTTTCTAACCCAGCGTTTGATAAATCTAAACCAAAGGTAAAACGTGACCTGCCCACATTATCATTATTTCCTCCTGTCAAATTTATAGCTGGCATCTCCATTGATGTGCCAGTTAGAGGGTCGAATATTGCATTAGAGCAAATGTAAGAAGTGGATACGGTAGGAAGAGTCCCTACTGAATAATTTAATCCATAAGAAGATGGAAAACAATTTCCAAAACCTATAGCATCGTCTCCGTTTAAATTTAAAGATGTAAGGAATTGCAGTTTATTCAAGAAGGTGTCTTCTCCATTTTTTGTTACTAATACATAAAAATTTGTAGAATCGTTTACATCAGAAGCAGCAAAGAAATTTTTAAAATTTGTGTCAGGTTTTGCGTCAATAAATCTGCCTTGTAATTCGTTAGAAAAATTAGGTTCAGGAATATATGTAATATTTAAATCTACATCTGGCTGTTGATAAAAAGTGTTAGACGACAAGTTTTCAGAGCCAATTTGTTTGGATGCTCGCCTAGAGTAACCTATAGAATACTGTAGGCCTTGAGCTATTTTGTGTAGCTTAAGAGTTTGGTCAGATGTCGAAAAAGCTACAGTGGCATCTTGGGTTGCGACTATAGAATTATAACTTTTTATTATGTTTCTAGCCATATTATGTTCCTGTTGGGATTATTCCTAATGGATCAGGTTTAAAGTTTACTGTCAAAGTATTAGAATTGATATAGTTCCAAGTGTGAGACCAGCTATCAGAATAATAAACTTTAGGTCTATTATAAACAGATGGTATTTGATGTTCAAATCTTCTATACCCCCCTTTACTTTCTAAGAAGTGGATCATGCTTTTGGTTTGGGCATCAGAAATATTGCTAAAAGTGTAACTAATATCAAAAGTAGAAATATTGTCATTTGTTTTTAGCCTTTGTATAAAAGAGTTTTTATATTCTAATTTATCAGCTTTAATATTAACGCTTGTTTGGTTGCCTATATCTGGCTCGAAAAAGAATTTTTGGCTCCACATAGAAGAACTCCCTGTGGGGCTATTTATAGTTGTAGAGCTATGATCTCCACTGCAATAGTAAAAGTTATCTAACTTGTTCTGATTAATACCACTAAAAATAACATCAAACTTTTTATAGCTTGTTGATGGCTTCCACCCTTGGAAAGATAAATTAGGAAAAGACCCCATACCAGACCAGTTCAAAAGTGTAGGAGCGTGGTCTACGCTTATACTTGCTGCCACTTGATAATGCTGGTTGTTGACAAAGCTTATTCCATAGCTATCACAAATTCCCGACATTTCTTGATATATATTAGAGCTATCTGGTGCGAACTTAAAACTATTATTCCCTGATTGTGCTTCGAAGAATACAGCTAATTTTTGCGCGTTAGATTCGTTTACGTCATACTTTAAACCAAATTTAGCAGTTAAACTATTCACCGACATGGGAATTAAATTATAATAAAAATCATCAGTATTATAACTTTGGTTTCTGGCTGTAAATTCAACCGTAGAACCATAAACAGGAGTTAGGATTAAAGCTGAAAAACTTGCTGGTATGGCTATGCCAGAAATATTTTGATCCCTGTTGTAAAATAAACTTTCGCTCATGAGTGACCTAAATAGTTAAGGGTTAAACGAACAGCTCCATCTGAACTAGAAGTCAATTGTTCTGAAACTAGTGAAGCTTTCGGTATGGTTAAATTTTGAAGAGTTGTTCCGTCTCGGCCTTTTACAGAAAAAGAAACAGATTTATCTTCCCTAGTTGATAAAAAATCAAAACCACTTTGCAGAAAAATATCATCGACTTCTATCTGAACGCTAGCTGAATATTGTATAGGGTTAATATGCTTGACCTCAACAGGAGTTTCAACACCTATACTATAATATGGCTTTTTATTTAGAGTGAGTGAATAATCAAAGCCGACAACTCTATTAGTGGAGCTATTGTCACAAGTAGCTGTTATAGAACCTTGGCTTGGTATAAATATATTAGTTGGAGTGGCTCCTGTGGCGTTTATTCCACTTTTCATTTCATCGTAAACGGTGAAGTTAGTATTAACTTTCGGGACAGACCCAACCGCGCAGTTAACTGAATAAGAATTTAAATAGCCACTGTGAAAACCATAAGAAGCGTTGTTATCATAATTAAAACTACCCTTCATTACTTCAGATTCACCTGTAAAATCTAAAATTGGATCGTCATATATTAGAGATCTAGAAAAAGAAACGGTTTGACTGGTTGCTCCTGCAACCGTTGTAAGCCCTCGGTTTGATCCTAAAGGGGCTAAAACAGAAGAGCTATTAGAATAGCCTATATCAAGACTTTCTATGCCAGAAAGTTCTCTTGCTGATGGACTGCCATCTCGCCCCGAAATAAAAAAGTGAGCTTCGTAATTTAGTGTTGTGTCATACATTATGCTCTAGCTTGTCTTAAAGATCCCCCTAGCCTCTTCTCATCATCAATAACCTGCTTAACTACATCTCTTATCCTAGTGGCTAGATTTGTTTCTTCTTCGCTCCCGTTTCCACCTTCACTTGATGAGCCATCAGAATTTACAGTAATGTTTATAGTTGTTTCTCCGCTATTTTCTGAAACAGAAATTAACTCATCCAGTCTTCCTATAACCTCTCCATTACCTCCTCCTCCACCTCCAGAATTTATAGAAGAAAGGGTTCCCCTTCCTACTCTCTGTGTGGCGGCTGCATTCATAATAAACTCTCCCCCTGATAACATAGTGGGCACAGTATCAATTCCTGCCGCATAAGGAATGGCTCCTCCAGTAGCTCTTTTAAATGGCAACATCAACCTTTGTAAGAAGTTCATGTCTGTCCCGTCTGGATTAACAGGTATGCCTCTAGGTGCGCTCCCTTTGCCACCTAATCCTGCTGTTCCCATATTAAATAAAGATCCAACGCCAAAAGCTAATAAAGAATTTTTTAATATTGAACTAAGACCCGAACCACTCTCTCTTGCTTGTTTCTCTTTATCTATTTGTCTCTTGTAAAGGTCAAAGGCTTTATTTTTGGAAGCTTGCTCTCTTTGGAATTGAGGACTATTTCTCCTTCCAAACATTGTGAGAGCCGCGCTTTGAGGTTCTAGAGCAATAGATGCAAATCCTGCTCCCCCTGAAATTGTGTCCATCGCTCCCGTAGTAAATGATTGAGTAGCGAAATCTAATAATGACCGTTTGCCACGCATTGCTCCCTGCCCGAATGTCCCTGGGGTAAATAAACCTCCCCTATTAAAAGCTGGAATCTGACCAGAATTTATAGCCTCCATAAATCTAGGTCCAAATTTTTGGACAGCGCTTTTTCTCATGACATATTCTCCCCCTGTCAAAAGAGCTGGCACATCATCTCTAGCCCCCGAGCCTCCGACTACAGGGCCACCACTATTACGGAATAATGTTGATGTTATTCGATCAAGACCTGCCCCAAACTGACTTTTAGCTTGCCCTAGGAAAAAGTCTGCGGCTGCTTGACGAAGAATATCTCCTAAGTTTTCACCTTTTGCTATAGCGTCAGCCATACCGTCACCGATTGTGGTGGCAAATTCTCTAGCACCAGAAACCAAGTTGTCGGTTAATTTGTTTTGTATGTCTTTTTCTGAAAACAAGAAAGCATCTTCCAGTTTCGCAGTGAGACTATCGTTGACCTCTAATCTTTGTTTTTCTAATTCTAGAATTTGTTGTTTAAGTATTCCTAACTCTTTTTCATTCGCTACTTCATCTTTTTGTAATTCAACAAATTTTGCTTTTAGCGTGAGCTGCTCTCTAACTATATCTATTTGTCTAGTAAACCCTCTAGCTTCTCTGCTAGATCCAGCTAAAAACGCTTGATCTCTCAATCCTGTAAGAGCTGCCTCTGTAGCAGCATTAGCGGTCCCGCGAGCGCCACCCCCTCTAGCTTGATTAGTAAATAACTGTTCGTTTATATTAGATAAAATAGCAGCACCATCTCGCGCTGTAATTAAATCTACTTTTAATTGTTCGGCTTGCTGCCTCAAGCTTATTGTAAAATCTCTTAATAGAATACTGTAAGACTTAAATCCATCTGCTACTCTTTCTTGAGATTCAGCTAACTCATTATTAATATCTCTTTGATCCTTCGCGCCTTTTACGCTCCTTTCTCTTTGTTTGACTTCGTTGGCTTCATCTTTTAATTTATCTTTTTGAGGTTGAGTCATAAAAACCGAATCTGGTAGAGGTATTCTGTCTGACTTCTCTCCAGATATAAAAGCTTCTTCTGCTATTGTTGCCAATCTAACTCTAACTGGTCCTAATACATCAGGACCAAACAATTTTAACACTTCTAAGAGACCTTCGAATTCTTTTTTAAGATTTTTGTTTTTCATCTCATTAGAAAGCTCTATTATTGCTTCTTTTGTCTCATCTACAGCTTTATCTTCTGCCGCTTGTACAGCAATTTCTCCCTCTCTAGCTACAAATCCTGTTTCCGCTCTTGCTCTAGCGGTAGGAGATAAGTTTGGATTTAATGTTCCTCTTTCTAATTGTATTTGACCTAATCTTCCAACCCTATCAAACTCTCTAGTTCTAGAACTATCTAGATTCTCTCTTCTCGCCGCAGATATCGCGGAAGCAAGATCTTGCGCTCTCTTAGCATCAGCTATTCCTACATCAGTAGAAAGTTTTAAATTCTCTTTTCTTAATTTTCTTTCGGCTCTTAATGCAGCTACACCGCCATCTATACCTTTACGAAGAGCCTCTTGTTCTTTAGGTGTTCTTTTAGATAAATCAAATATATCACCTAAAACTTCTTTAACTTTTTCTTGAGAAGCTAACTCTTCTAAAGACAATTTAGCCAACTTATCTCTAAGCTCTGTTTGCTTTTCTGAATCCAAAGTTAGGTTTTCGATATTTTCAATTTGCTTGACTAGTGTATCTGCAATTTTTCCGTCTATATCGCTCTCTATTTGTTTCAGAGAAATTCTTTGTTGTATTTGTTGTTTTTGAACTTCACTAAGATTATTTAAAAATTCATTTCTTTTTAGGGTTATTTCATCCCTAGAGATAGCCTCTGCTCTTATTTTAGCTAAATTTATTTCTGAAGAAAGCTGTGATTTAGCTACGTCAGATCTTATTTGATCTATTCTTTTCTGCTTTTCTTTTTCAATAGTCTTATCTCTTTCCGCTTCTACAGCTTTTAAATCTGCCCCTAGCAACTTTATAGCATCTTGGCTTAATTGTGTTTTACCACCCTCCCCTGTTTGCTTGGTTACTTGTGCAATCGTGGCTGCATCTCCAGATATCAAACCTTGTCTTTGTTCTTCAGTTAAACCTTCGGTTATATCTTTGAATCGCTTACCGAGATCAGCCTCTCCTAAACGAGAAATTACTTTACTTAATTCAGATAACTCATTACTATCGATAGTTGTAATATTTCCAAATCCTATACCCCCTCCTTTTCCTAATTTAAGATTGAAAAAGTCTGTTCCTGTTTCTTCTTTGAGTCCAGTCAAAAGCTTATCTATTTCTGACTCGGTAGCGCCTCTTTGTAACGCTGTGTCAATTGCAGTAGAAAGATTTTTGAACTGTTTGCCTTCTTCAAAAAGCCCACTGACTAAAGTCTTATCTAAAAATTTTGTAGCTATAGCTTCCCCTGCTCCAGACCTACTATCTACAAATCTATCCTTCGCATCTTCATCGGCTTGTAATCCTCCTAGTACCGCTGCCGCTTTTGAAGCTGAAGATGCTACTCTCTCTTGAGACTTATTAAGAATTTTAGTCGTTCCCTGTAGAGCATTAAAAGCTGTAGCCAGACCCACCGCCGCCGCCGTCCCCGCCACCAAAGGACCAGCGATAGCTAAAGCTGAACCTCCAACGAATTTACCTCCAGCGCGTAAAGTATTACCCCTGTTGGCTTTCACGCTCATCCCTCCTAATTGTTGTGCAGCGAGCATATCTTTGAAACCTTGTCCCGCTATCCCTCTCCCTAGTCCTCCTCTTGCAAATGAAGTAATGCCTCCAATACTCTTTCCGAAACCCCCAAAAGCTTGAGCAGCAAAAGCGGCGCTGACCGCTACATTTAATGTATTTAAACCTATAGCCAGAGCTTTGTTTTGATTTGTGACTTGACCCAATACTCCGCTTAGAGCAGCAAATCCGACTTGGACAGCTAGCAACTTTCCTACAAATCCACCCATAGCATCATTCGCTTGCGCGGGGGTAGCAGTTTTAGCGAAATTAGGTATAGCTCCTGTAGGCTCGTCTCTTGTATTAGTGACAGCTAGACCCATTGGGTTGGCGCTATTTCTTAGAGATGCATCTTGATTAATTCTTATCTGACTAACTGGAAGACCTGCGGCAGACTCTCTTGCTATCGCCTCTTGTAAAGGCGCGGCGAAGTTTGGTATATATCCACCAGCGAAATTAAACCTTCTTCCTATTGAGGGAAGTCTTTCTTTTATTAAGGCTTCTGCTTGATTTCTTGTTTGGAACAAGGGGGTATTAGTTCCTGCTTTAAAAAGATCTGGTCTCTGTCTCCTTACCTCTTGAGTGGCTAATAACCTTTGGTTGGCTTTTTTTTCTTTTACGCCAAAAACGCCAGCTCTTCTTTCTTTTATTACTTTTTTATAAAAACTTATAACATTGTCTGGACTTATACCTACTTTTAAATCTCCCGTATTTTGATTAAATGGAAATCCAAATAGTTGACGCACTCTGTCTAAATTAACACCACCTCTTACATCAAAGTCTCCTCCTTTTTCTCTTATAGCCGCTTTGTAATCAAGAGCTTTAGTGATGCCGACTTCAAAGGCCGCTCCTATCGCTCCTCTTAAAGCTCCTTTCGCTCCTCTTGTCGTATCAAATCCTTCTTCTATTTGACTTTGGCTTACATCTCTACCTAAAGGTTTTAATTTTTGTATAAAAGCTGTTGTATTTTTAAAAATAGAAGAACTTATATTCTTCGATAAAAGGTTTTCTTCTCCGTCTGAAACTTTAGCTACTTGGTCTCTTTTTAAACCATACGCTATGCCTCCTCCAATTTTTTGTCCATCCACAGTTCTCTCGCCTAGAGGTTTACCTCTTACGTTCATATTTGGAACTAAATAAAAGTAAGAAGAAGCGTCTACTCTGTTGGGCATTTTGCTTTTAGCAAAATTAGGAATATATCCTCCAGCCGCGCCAACCTTTTTCGCTCCAGATGGAAGACCCATAGAAGCAATCATATCTTGATTAAATATAGCAGAGCCTCCAGTTCCCGCAAAATTAGGAACCATGAACTCACTACTATTAGCCACCATTGTCCCTTTTCGGCCACCACCAAAATTAAAGTTAGGTATAGCAACGGGTTTTGCTGAACTTGGCGCTCCCCCCACTCCACGATTTATATCTGCCTGTTCAGAGCCATAACCAAGAACAGAATTATAGTTAGGAATAAATCCTCCAGCGGCTCTTCCTCCTCTACCTCCTCTTGTCCCAGCAAAAACTCCAGGAGTTACCCTAGCAGAAATCTGCTGCATACGAGTCATTACCGCCAATTGTTCGTTTAAAGCGGTTGTGAAGAACTTTGTTTGAGCTGCTTTTTTTTGTTCTGTTGAGAGTTGTGAATTCTCTATAGCTAAAATTCTTTTTTGGATATCAGAATTGCCGAGAAGAGTAGAAGCTATTTGCCCCTGTAAGGTCGCTTGTTCTTTCGCCGCTCTGTTTAGACCGAAGAACGTATTCAAAGATCCGACTCCGAACTTAGCTAAATCAAAAGTAAGCTTGGCAATAATTGCTCCAAATATAGCTAACCCAGGACCGCTAATAACATTACCTATACCAGCGACAATTCCTTTAGCGAACTTACTGCCTATTCCATCTCCATCTAAAATATCTTGTAAACCAGAAACTAAATTATTGAAAAAAGAAATAATACCTTTTAAATTATCAGTAACACCTATTTTTCCTAATGTTTCAGCCAGCTCTTGAACGCTCACGACTGTAGAGTTTATCGCTGCGGCTAATGTTTCATTTAAAGCTTTGTTTCGTTCGTAAGCTTCTGTTGTTGCTTTTTGAGAAATCGCAGTAACCTCTATTGCTCTAGAAGTTTTAGAATTATAATCATCTAAAATAGCCAAGAATGGGGCGACTTGGAATTTACCAACTAGGTTTTCTGCTATCTGTAGCCGTCTTGCGTCAGGCACATCAGAAAGAGCTTTTGCTAAATTTTCTATTAACTTTGTACCACTTAATACATTCCCTGACAAATCTGTGATTTCAACGCCAAGATTCTGCATGGTTTGCAGTTTGTCCAAACTTTGTATACGAGTGAAAATCGTCTTGAAGGAGTTACCAATAACAGCACCGCCTCGGGCAGTCTTTGTTTGCACCGCTGTGATAACACCGACTAATTCATCAAATGAAACACCAGCTTGGATAGCAACCGAACCAGAACGCTTGATACCTTCGATAAGATCTCTTTCTGAAACCGCAGCCGAAACCGCTGCCGCAGACAATTTGTTGAGAACTTGAGCACTAGTGACACCCTCTTTGTTGAAAGAGTTAATAGCAGCGGTTAAACCAGCAACAGCTTCAGCGGCTCCCAATCCAGACAAACGAGATAAAATCAAAGAGTCATTTAATCTTTTAACAACTTGTTCGGTTTCTAGACCTTGACGACTTAATTCTAATGCAGCGTCTGCAACCACGGCAAAAGATTGCTCTGTGTTTTTAGCTACATCAAAAATTGTTTTTTTGAATGAATCTAATTGTTTAGCGCTAGCACCAAGTATTGAGTTGATACTCGTCAACCGTTTCTCTACATCGATAGTAGTTCTGACTAAATCTTGAAATCCTCTTGTGACTGCTGACAAGACACCAACAGAAGCTCCGAACGCTAACACACGGGCGTTAGCCGCCTCCATTGATTTAGTAAACTGATCTGCTTTACCAGTGATTCGGCCAAGAGGCTGGGACAAACCCTCAATACTTTTGGCGCTTGAGCCTAAATTTATCTTAAGATTTTTACCCGCACGTTTAGCGGCAGCGTCAATGCTGGCTTCTAATCCTGTTTGTGTGACTGGTACTTGAATTGGCATAACCGTAAACCTTTATTGTAATTACACAAAGATTTACACATCATGCCCAGCTAATCGCATCATTTGTTCCATGTTTAGTGTGCCACCATGCTTTTTAGCCTCTTCTGTTAAAGAAACTGTACCCGATGTGCCTCCCAACTCTTTAACGTCTTGATCGGTAGCTCCAAAAACAGCAGACCCCGCAGCATCATCTCTGACAGGATTGTTACTATTATTTTTCTTAGATTCAGAATAAGCTAAAAGCTTTTCAGGATCATCCCTAATATTGTCTGGAATATCTTCGGTAAATTGGAAAATGTTAAAAAACATTCTGCCATACAAAACAACCCTCAACTGATATATGGTCAATTCTGTGATAGGTTTTCTATAAAAGCCGTAGGCATCCTCACAAAGAGATAAATACATACTAAAAAAGGGCCTTAACACCGCTTCTTGTATAATTTTATCGCTAAGTCTAGACTGTATGTCGGAGTGCATTTTTGTTAACGCTCCTATCTCCCAAGCTTCCAAATCATCAAACTCTGACTCTGTGAAAAAATGTTCAGTTAATTCTTTGTTTTTAAACAATAAAAATCTTAACACTTCATCTCCACTGCGAGCCGTGGCATAATCTTCAGCGGTTTTGCCTATAACTTCTTTTCTTTTACCTTTTAAAGAAATTACTTCTTCGGTCTTTTTGTCTATCTCTTCTCTATATTTTTGCCTTTGAGAACCCAATATTAATTGGTTGACAGTTTTTTTAAGATTATCTATTTCAAAATCCAAAGATTGGATTTGCATATCGTCTTTTTCTTCCCAGAGACCTTCTTTTAAAACGTATTTTATTCGCTGCTCTTCGGTCTCCACCCCTTTGTCTAAAGCTTTCTTTTTATACTTTTCATAGTATTTATGTAAATACCTCTGATCTCTTATGTTTACATGTTTTATGTAAACGGTTCTATCCCCTAGACGCTCTTCTGTATAGCCGTCGAAAGCCTCACCAATTAGAGAGATGTAGAACTCTTCCTTCAAACTTCACCTTTTTCGACATCTTCAATGAGTTTATTGAATTCTTCGGGGGAAGAAGCTTGATTAAAGAACCAAAAAGCTAAGACTGTTGTCACTTTTTTGATTAAATCTACATAGAAACTAGAAGACTCATCTTCTTTAGTATAATAGTCTTCCATTTTTTCTTCAAAGTCTAAACCCTCAAAATAAGGAACTGGCTCCTCTTGGGACTCATCTTGAACATGAGTAAGCATTAAAGTATACCAAAGTAATAATCTGTTTTGAGCTTTATTGTCGGCGGTGTGGTTAAAAAGAGTCTCCATCGAAGTTTCCGCGTCCACAACTTTTCTTCTAATCATAGCTAGATCTTCTTTGAGTTTTTCTAGCTTTTCTTTTTGTTCTTCAGACTTGTTTTCTACAGTCTCTAAGCGAACGTATTCGTTCTGAATTTCGAAAGTCTCTTTGTAGAGCTTGCCATAATCTTTAGCTTCATCTTCTGTCCAAACACCGCCTGTATCGCTATATTTTTTATAAAGCATAGCTTTGGTAAGAATTCCTCTTTTAACACAGCGACTCATTTCTACAGAATATTCTAATTCTGCGTCCTCCAACTGTCTCCTAGAGGGTCTTTTTATAAAAACCTCTACAGGAACTTTTTCCTTAACTTTCTTAGTTACAGTCGTCTCTTCACCCGTTTTCTTGTTTTTACGAGTGTGAGTTTTCTCGATTTCTTTTTCTTGATCGAGAGTAAATGAATATAGTGATTTTAAAGCCATAACCTTTTTCCTTATTTAAATATAAAACTTACTTTATAATTATCAATCCTAGAACATAAATTTCTAATTGACTCATTGCCGCAATCCAAAATTCTTTTTCTAATCCAATTTACTTTATCAGGGGTAAAGTGGTCGGCGGTTTGAATGATGGGATGATATTCTTCAGGGATGTGGCTATAGAGCTTTTCATAATGAAAATCATGATCTTTTTTCATATCTTCAACCATATACAACATCATTTTGAATAGCCTAGAAATCTCATCATTAGACAATTCTTCTAAATTTTTTTTAGCGTTCATCCTTAATCCTATCTTATTATATAAATAAAAGTGTAAAAATCAACATGGCAGGATTTTTATCACAAGACCAAATAACAAAAGTTCAAAATTTAGCTGCGACCTTGCATACTACTTTTGCTAGGACTATCACTGTTTATAAAAACGCAAAGAAAACGCTAATCGCATCAAATAATTCTTGGAATTCTCTTTATAGAAGAACTAATACGGGGTCAAATAGCTCTGTAGAATATACCACAGAATCTGAAACTTTTAGCGCAAGGATCTATTATGATAATATGGACACTTCATATTTAACGGATGACGGACCAGCAGATCAAGCTGGCACACAAAACAAAGTAGTTGTTCCTGACGGAACTGTAAGAATTGTGGTAGAGCAAGCTGGGTATGACTATATAAGCGAGGCTAGGAGAGTGGAGTTTGATGGAACAAAATTTATTATTGAAAGCGATGGGCAACCAAGAGGATTAACATCAAATCAATTCTACACATTTGTTCTTAGCCCTGTGGATTAAAATGGCAAAATTACCGCTAGATGTGCAACAAGCCTTGCAAAGACAAGCCCCCAAAGAACTAAGGAGAGGTTTCGAAAAAGATATAAAAAACAAATTTAAAAACATTAAAAACGAATTAATTAAAGAATTTTTATCCGATCCTGTTACAATAGAAATATTGCAAGGAGCCAGTGGTAGCAACATAAGCGGGACATTGGGGGGAGTTAGTAATCTTTTCGCATTTATAGGGTTTGATTCGGGTGAACAACCAATATCCCCTATTTTACAGTCTTTAGAAAATATACAACTTACATATAAACAAGAAATTAGAAAGAGAGGCATAGGCGTAGAGTTCGAAGTTTCATTACCCACAGCACAAGATATCTTTGCGATTACACCATTGCCGTGGGCTACAGGCAGAAGCTGGGCAGAGGGAATTGAAAGAGGATTGTCAGGATTAGGCTATTTATTAAGGAAAGATGGAGGAAGATCGGGCGCAGCGGTCCAAAGTCGTGTAAATAAAGTGAGAGGTGGGAGATTCCAAAATAGACCTTATATTTCCGCACTTATTAGAAAATACAGAAAAAGATTCGAAGATTTGAAATGATAGAACAATTCCAGCACAAATTAACCACATCTTTCTTTTTGTGGTTTGACAATTTCCTTTTAACAAAAGGAGAAGCTTACAGCAATAAAACTGGACAGCTATATTACTACGAAGATCCTCGCTTGGATTCTAGATATTTAGCTTACGGTAGCCCATATAAACAGTGGGTGACAGATTCTTCAATCGCGGGAGCTACAATACCGACAGGTGTTTCAGTTGTGGGCGCTAGCACTTCTGGGCGAGATAATGGGGTAGTTTTTGATTTTGAAAACGGAAGAGCTTTATTTTCTGGGACAAACACAAGCATGACAGTCACTGGTGAGTTCGCAGTAAAAGATTTTAGTGTTTATTTGACTAATGACACAGAGGATGACTTAATCATAGAAAACAAATATGTTGTTAACTCAAGAATTCCCTCTGGACCGCTAACATACATACAGCCATATGACGATGTAGTTCCAGCCATCTTTTTGTCTGTATCCCAAGCTGAAAACGATCCTTTCGCTTTAGGTGGAATGCAGAGAACAAAAACACAAGCAAAGGCTGTAATATTAGCAGAAGACACTTACCAGTTAGATGGAGTTATATCTATTTTTATGGATTCTGTCGATGAAGTCATAGCAGCTATACCGATGTCTGGATACCCAATAGACGAACTAGGAGACTTAAAAGACGGAAGTTTTAATTACACAGGATTAGCAGATACTTATGGAGATGTAACTAAATTCTGTGTAGAAAAGGTAAGGACATCTAAGTTAAGCGATAGAACAAGAAACGTCCTAGCTAACGAACTTTATGTAGGATTCATCGATTTCGACATAGATCAGTATAGATATCGCTTCCAATAATTTCATATTTTAACAATAAAACTGTAAACAAAAGAAAGAATCTTAAATCATGGCCAGAAACAGAGTAATTTATCAATCAGAAGGACTATTTGTAAGTGAGGACGCTTCGCTAAATTTAAAAGCCGATCACGAACAATTAGGTCGAGTACAAAGTGCTAATTATAGCTTTACTATTAACCGACAAGACGTAAACCAGTATGGTGATCTTGCGAGGATTGACTCGTTAGTTCTAGACCCTCCTACTGTAAACCTTGACTTTAGCTATTACCTTACAGATGGGTTTAACGAAAGAGCGCTGGGTTTCTTTGTGCAGAATTCAGGATCTAATAATAATAGAAAGATTACCAACTCGATCTTCTCATCAGGCAACTTTGCTTCAGGCCATTTGACAGCGGGTTCTGGCGTTAACTTTTTTATTCTTACTTCTCCTAATGGAGAAGACTTGAATAAAGCTGGTGCGGGTGAAGCTCCAAATGCTTCAGATTCAGTTATTGGTGTCGGTAACTGCTACATCAGTGATTATACGGTAGATATGGCTGTAGGATCACTTCCTACTGTTAGTGTCACTGTAGAAGGTTCTAATATGAATTCTGTTGCTGGCGCGACTACTACAGGTACTCCAGCAGTAGACCAAGAAGCTGGAACAATCATAGCTAGAAACATCCAACTGCCTAACCCAACTGAAAATGGTGGAATTGAAGGTTTCGCGGGGGGTGCGCTTACAGCATTGCGCCCAGGAGACATTACTTTAAGCCTTGCTAATTTAGAAACCGACTCTCTGGTTAAGATCGACGGGGCTGACGGAGCGCACGTTCAAAGCGCATCTATTTCAGTTCCTCTTTCTAGATCTCCAATCGATAGACTAGGTAGCAGGTTCCCATTTGCAAGAGAAGTTGATTTCCCAGTTAGCTGCACTTTAAATGTCAGCGCTGTTGTATCTGATACACAATCTAAAAACTTAGCAAGTATCCTAGACCTTGGTGAAAGTGAAGCGAGTATTACAATTAAAGATTCAAACTCTAATGAGGTTGTTCGGTATAACTTGCTAGGTCTTAAAGTTGATAGCCAGTCCTTCTCTTCTAGTATCGGCTCAAATAAAACTGTAGACCTTACCTTCTCTACCCAAATTGGTGGCCCAAATGATACTTCTAACGGAGTATTCATGAGTGGCTGCGGAGACGCTGCAATCTTTACGTAAGACTTATGAAAAATTCAGATAAAAAAGATCTAAAAAAAGAAAGTTTACCCTCCCCAAAAGGGGAGGAAAAAGCTCCTGCTAAAAAAGGTTTTAAATTAAATGATCCTAATGTGCCCATGAGAAGAAAGAATAGAATCTTGGGTGACGGTAAAGATTGGTTCGACACACATCCAGACGCATAATTAAATGAGCGATTCTAAAAAGAAAACTACACCCAAGCCTAAAGCTCAAAAAGCTGCTCCTAAAAAGGAAACCCCTAAGAAGGAAGTGGCAAAGGCTCCTAAGAAGCCTTACAGAGAAGCTCTAGCTGACTTAAAGGCAGATTATCTATCTGCTGTGGCTGCTGACTCAAAAAAAGCAGACTCTCTTCGTGCTAAATACAAAGAGGACAAGAAAGCTCTTAAAGCTTCTCACGGACTCTAGGTATAAACAATACCTATTCCGCTTGCGTCAATACCTCCTAATTGCCTAGGTTGAGCTTGGTATATATTATACTGCGCGGATAACTGCGTTACTTTGTCCATGCAGTCGCTAGCTAACCCTCTATAAACTTTAGAGACTTCATTGCGATTAACGAACGTAACAGCGCTTTCTCCGTCTCGTAAGGACAATACGTTGTCTCCACTAGCAGTAGAGGTTGTGATGCCTCTAAGGGCGTTTCTCGCTTGCTTATTGTAGTAATTAGAAAGGTATAATTCCTTTAATACATTTTGCGCCTCAATATCCATGAAACCATAAGTTCCTGTAGCGTCTGCTCCACTGAAGTTAGTATACAAGTAAGTGTTTACTTGCCCTAAGTTTTCAAATAACCAACCACTGACATTAGATACAGTGGCAATTCCTGTGTCCCCATCAAACTCGGTGACTACAATTCCTGAAGCGAGATCTTCTAATACGTTCGGCATATAGTGTATTACACTATCTTTTAGTATTTAACCCTCTAACCAATCAAGAAGTTCCTTATGTTGGGGGTTATTTGGATCTAGTTGAATAGCGGGAACTGGTAGAGGAGCTGTAGCGATATTACCTCTGCTTTGATATCTATTAAATTCTTTAATAATATTAGCAGTGATTACGTCTTTGCCGTAGTAAGGGTTGACTCCTACTTTTCTAGAAAAAGCTTGCAGGTCTGCCTTGCTCATTCTCCCCAATTTATCCTTAAGGACTTCGATATCATTTGTGCCAAAAGAATTAGTTTCGCCCGTCCCGAAGATAACCTCAATCTCCTGCATCACTTCCTTGTAGCGAGCGGTGCTTGTTTCTCCATTAGCTCTAAGTTCCTCTAGCTCTTCGAGAAGGCCTTTTTTAGCAGGTTTTTCCTGACCTGTAGTAACTTCTTTAAATGGGGCCTCTTTGTTTTTAGGTGTTTTCTTTTTAGCCATACAGTATTATATACACTTAATTAATAAATTACAAAAAAAAAGCCGCCCCCGAAGGGACGGCTTTCTTTATAATTGATAGGGTTTTTACTGACCCTTGATAAGTCCCATGAGGACACGGTTGTCAAGGACAACTCGTCCTTCCTCAAGCTGACCGTAGTAACCAATCTTGTTCTGACGAACGCTATACTGGTCATCTGCGATTAGGTTAAGCTCACTGCTGCTATCTGGATCAGTAGCAACAACGCGCATGAGTGAATCGCGAGTACGATCAACACCAACGATAATTTCGTCAGATGTGCCATTAAACTGGTTAGCTCTAGCAAGATCAAATGTCTTGTAGCTAGCAGTTCCAGCAGCAGTGTCGAAGATAGTGTTGAACTTCTGTCCTTTACCCATCTCGTTAAATTCCAAGATGTTAACACCCATGAAGCTATCAAGACCTGCGTTCTGATAAAGCTCGTTACGGAGCTGTTCAGGAGCTGCAAGAACTGTAGATTCAGTTGTGTCAGGGACAGCAGTGGTGTTTACAGGGTTGTAAGCCATCGCACGAATGCTTCCAACAACCTCTGGAGAACAGACGATATCAGTGATACCGCGAGTACGAGTAGTGGGAGTTCCACCAATCCAAGAAGTGTTGATGCGCTTCGCAAGAGTCATGAGCTTATTGAAGTCATCAATAAGAACAGTGTCTGCGGTGACAGTCCTGAAGATCTGCTTGTCTTCAAATAGTGGGGAGCTGTTAATCGAAGCGCCAGCAAGTGAAGTCATAAGAAGAGTAGCGGAAGTGCGCTCTTGCTTAAGAAGGATCTCTTGTGCAACGCGAGTAAAAGTTTTCCCAACCACATCCATGCGGCTCTTTGCTGCGTAACGGCGATCAAAATCAACGGCGGCATCAAGAGTGTAAGTAGCTAACTTAAGCTCGGAAGCTGTAGGAAGCACTTGGTTACTTGGAAGACCACCTGCATGACTCTGACTCCACACTCTGACGTAATCTTCGTCAGAAATGTCGTAGTAAAGATCAAGCGGGATGCTTGGGTTATCATCCGCATCAAATTGAAGCGAATTGAAAAGGTTGCTTACAGTAGGAGCATTGTTGAGAACCTCGGCCAAAACTGGTCCGATAAATTCAGCAAGTGCTACTTGAGCCTCGTATGCCACAGTGCGGTTACGAGAAGCCATAGCTTTTACAAGCTCGACTTGTTCTGGAGTTCTTTTTAAAGTAATTTTCATGTTATAAAGCCTTTCTCTAGTTATTAGTTACAATCAAACGATACAACGATGTAGTTACCCGCGAACTGGTCAGTAGTAGGCCCAACGCTTGAGCGAACCCCTGTTCCAAGAACGTGACCAAAGACTTTATCCTCTGCGAATAAATCTCCAGTAGTCATAGAGCTTTGAGCTATGGTAGCGAAACCTGTTACTTTACCAGCGGTAACCGCAGAAAGTTTAATCCTGTTTCCTGGGGCATAGCTACTAATTGGCCCGTCAAAAGCAGCAGAAGATAAAGTAAAGATACCTTTAGTTGCTACAGGAACAGCTTGCCCTGGGAGCATTGCTTGGAGTTCCTCTTGTTTCTGTGGGTTGTAAAGAAGCTTTTCGCCGTTCTCGTCGTTTTTAGCGGTTTGATAAAGAGTCAGCCCGAGAGCATGATCTTCGCCTTTAGCGCCTGTAATTTTGAGATTAACTTCGGGATACATCTCTGTAGTTCCAAGGAACGGATAGCTGGTGTTACCCAAGTAGCTGTTCGTTTGGTAAGTTACAGGATCGTTGTCGAAGTTACCGTCTGACACCTTCACAAATACGCCAGCATCGCCAGCGCCTGTTCCAGTGGTGCTATCGAGAACATCACTCGCAATAACGGAGTACATGTTAACGACATCGTGATCAGAGTATTGTCTGAATGGTAGAATTCGTAATGCCATAATTTTAGTTTGTTAAATTAAGAAATTTCAATGTTATCGCGTGAAAAAGCTGATTTGAACTTATCACGCAAAGAGGGTTCTTCAGATGCGATAGCCTCATTTGCATTAGAGACTTCTGCATCTACTGTTTCAGCAGCGTCAAGAGCTTCTTCAATTTTTACTTCTTCAACAGAAGCGTTAGAAAGCTTTTTAGCTACTTCTTCATCAATACGAGCTTGAATTTGAGAATTAAATTCTTCTTGAACTTCTTTGTTCTTATGTTTCCACAAAACATCCAACTTAGAAGCAAAAGCTTCGTAAGAAGCGTCATCATCTAAAGTTTTAAGTTCAGAAGCGAGAAACTCACGATCTTGATCATCAAGTTCGAATTTCTCATCAATTGAATCCATACGAGAGTTAAACGAAGCAATTGCCTTTTGAGCTTTCTCCTCGTTTTCATAACCAGAAATGCGCTCACTAGCAGCACCCAGCTTTTCCTCAAGCGCCTTCACAGAAGCTTTGAGGTCTTCGTATTCTTTAATTTTATCTTCTTTCTGCAATTTCTCTGCTTCGAGATCGTTACGGTATTGTTCGTCCCGCTGACGGATCGCATCGGCAAAGGTATCAGTTAAGGAAGCAACAGCCTCCTTAGAGAATTTCTTCTCCTTTAGAAGATCCTTCAGTTCGTTTAGAGTATTTTCAAGTTCCATATCAATGATGTTCTTTTGGTTGTTTACATTTAAATTATTATTTTGTGAAATTTTATCCCTCTTATCGTTTATAAAAATTTGAGTTTTTTCAGGGGGCTTAGAGTATAAACCTTTTACATCGGCTGCTGGGTTAAGGGTGTAAGCAATGCCTAATGGGTATATATCTCCCATGATAAGCCTGTTGATTTTTTCTCCCTTATCGGTTTTCCCATTACCTCCATAGCTCCTTAAATTACCCTGTAATTTAGCTATTTCTTCGGGGTCAGAGATAATTCTAGCTTCACTTAGCTTATCGCTTCCAACAGCTAAAACATAACTATTGAATCCCACTTCCCAACTAGCGGAAACCTTCTGATATTGATCACTTTCTGAATCTAAAGAATTTTTTACTAAATTAGTAAAATTAGGATTAATTGTTTTATATAAGACAGCTCCCAAAGAAATGTTAAAAGGTTCTCTAAGAGTTTTGACCTCTTCTTCTCCCATTAACTCGCTAGAACCAAACTTGCTGTATCCAGCAGAAACAACATGCCCCACAACCTTTTGTTTATCATGCTCTATATTTGTAGGCTTATGAATAAACTTATTAGTATATTTTAAGGCTGTAGATGTATCCATCCCATCACCATTTTTATTAAATTGGTTAATTACAGCAGCATTAAAAGCCACACCCATTAAATCTACATTTTCGTCGTAATCTATATCACTAGGGACTAAAGGCTCTAAATTTTGTAAAGAAGCCTTAGAAATTAAAGAAGCCTCATTTATTTCGCAAGGAATTAAAGGAGCTTCAAATGTAGCAGTGTATTTGTAATCCATTATTTTTTATCCATCCAGCTTTTAGGTAGAGCGCTTTCTGCTCCAATTTTTTTAGCCCTTTGAGTTAGTTTACTTTTAAACTCTTCGAAACTCATTGAGCCTTCATATCTACCCCAGCTACTTACTGCATTTTTTACATCCCGAGCAGATAAAACAGGAAAAGACCGTCTCTTCGGATCAAGGAAGTCGCTATCTTTTAGCTCGCTTCTTTTTTTTTACCGTATCTTTCAGCGGCGATATCAGTGAGCATTTGAGCGTAGCTTTTTTTAGGTTTGATTTTTTTACTATCATCCCCATAGTCGGCTTCCATTTTTTTCTTAGAGTCTTTGTCGAACTTCATATCTTTCTTAAGATCTTTCTTTTCGATAGACTTCTTTTCGGAAGGAGCGCCTTTATCTAGCTTTTTAATCTTGCTTTTGTCGTCTTTTATAGCGTCCTTCTCATGCTCAACTTTTTCTTTTTTAGTGTCTTGCTTGAGTTCTTTCTTGTCAATTTTATCATATTGCTTCTTATCCATACTCTTGGATTTGCGGAGCATTTCGAAGTCTTCTTTAGACACTTTGCCGTCTTTATTCTTGTCTAGAGCCTCTTTTTGTTTCGGGGTCATAGCTGCCTCGATTTGTTCGGCAGAAATGGAAACTTCAATTTCATTATGATTTAAATTACTATTTTTCATGGCTGTGATATAAAATGGCGGCTGGGTATGTTTCTAAAGTATGTTGAGCTGAAATATCCAAAACTTCTTTTAAAGTTTGCAAATTTTCAATTTCGTTAAAATCTTTTACACACGATTCTAATGTTTCGTCCCAATATTCTTTATTATAAGAACAAACAATAGATTCGCACAAATTTGATACCATCTCTTCTTGAGCTTCGCTAAGTTCTGAAACGCCTAAATGAGATACCATTTTATCTTTAGCATCATGAATAAAGCTATCAATACTATAGATGGTTTTTTGTATGCTAGACCTAGAATATGCAGCATTAGCTAAAGGAATATCTGTAGTCCCTTCTGGTCTGCCAGCTTCTTTTTTTGGTCCTTTGGCTGCGCCATCGGGAGAATAAACTGGGACACCTCCTACAATTGGATTGTAATAACCTTTTTCTCGATCCTCTAAAAAGTCTTGTTGAGCAGAATCTAATTTGTCTGGCTCTGGGAACTTTCCATTGTGGAACATTTCCATTCCTTGCTCTGGGGTAATGATGCCAAGCTCCATAAGTCGAGTGGATGCCCTCATAAGCTGAACCTCATCTCTCATGTCGATGTCTTTCATTTTAGCTTCTGGCCAAGAGCGGAAACCTAAATCTTTAGCAATCCTTTTGATTTCTTTATTTAAAAAATCATTTAAAAACCCGTATCTAGATTCTTGTAGTCTATCAATAAAGATTTGAGCTTTGACTTGGGTAGAGTTGAATTTCTCTTCGCCAACTACAATATTCTGTAAACCTTGCTTAATATCATCGTTAAGTATCTGATACTTTTCAGGCCCCAAAACCAAATTAAGCTCTGGTATAATAAATTCTGCTTTAGTTGTATAATCAGAAACTAAAACTCTGCCTACGCTCTCGTTTTTAAACAAGTTTTGCATAGCAGCCATGTTGTTTGGGTTAACTCCTCCTTTTTCTGGATCAGCACCCATAGTGATAAGTAAGATTACATTTTCTACAGTTCTTGTAATCGCTTGGTCCATTTTCTTTAATTCCATCTTAGCGTTGATATCTTCTAAGACTGGAAATCCGAAAGGAACTGCAAATGGCTCATAATCTTGTTTTTTATAGAAAGAGTAAGATAATCTCTTGGGGTCTAAATTTATTTTTATCCCTTTATTACTGTAAGAACCTTTTTGGATAGAATCTTTGATATCTCCATCTAAGGCTTCAAATATAGCTAGATCTTCGTCAGTTTGAGGGCTACCCAGTCTGGCTATCTCATATTCAGATAAAACTTTTTGGTATACTCCCCCAGAAGTAAAAGTAGTGGATCTCCTAGCTATAACATCATATGGGTTCAGAAGAATATACTTCAAGGGTATTTTGTTGGAGTTAGCCCCGATTGATCCTACTTGATTAATAAGCCTAGCGTAATCGTCGGCTTTAAATTTGCCGTCTATTCTGTATAGGAAAATATTACCGCTTCTATAGTATTCTCTAAAATATTGATCTTTTAGACCGATAATATTAATTCTTTTAAACCATTCATAAAAGAACTCTCTACTTTTTCTGCTACCTCCTTCTAAATAAATATCAGTGTTTGTAAACTCTGACATAATATCTATGGCATTTCTAAAGACAGCGACATTACAATAAGCTTTCTGACAAAGCTCTATAGCGTCTCTACAAGTCACTCCGTCAGCAGCATACTCATAAGGCAGTAGCCCCCTACGAATACTAGAGTATCTTTCTTTTTGGGTCACAAAAGCCGCCCTATTGGTCCGAGAGCCTGAAAACTTACCCGTCGATGCATCCTGCCTTCTAGCTTCTGATGTCGCAGTATAAGATGCATCAGAAGTATAAAAAGGTTCTCCTAAAAGTTCTGGAGAGGGTTCTTGCCCCTCTACTTGTGAAGGATGAGTAAACTTGTTCCAATATTCAGAACGCTTCGTATATTTTCTTTTAGCCATAAATATAATTTATCTTACACGACAAAGTTAACTTTCAACTTTTAAAAGTTAAGAAATAAACATTGGAGTGAAAGTCGTTTGGGTATTTGATATATCATCCGACTCCATATCATAAAAAATGTTCATCATCCAATTCCCCAAAACTAAAGCTGAATAAGAGTCTTTTCGAGCTTTATCAGCCCCGCTTTGCTTTCTTAAGTTTGGAGGTAAGTCAAAGCTTTGGGTGCCTTGAACAGAAGTTGTAATTTGTATAAGAGCACATTGGACCTTAATTAAATCCATCATATCTTTCTGGTGCTCTACAAAATCTATCATTCTGGCTCCTTTGCCCCCTTTTTCATTAGCGTCATTTCTAATAAACTTTAATTGCTCGATAGGCACTCTAGATTTTCTCTGGTTGTTATAATCGTCGTTCATAGCTGCTCCAGCGAAAAATATTCTCTTGTGATCAAAGGCTGACTGTAAAGATTCATTAGCTACTCTAATCCATGCTGAAGTAGGTTTTCTAAGAAACACAAATTTCTTTTCAGACTTGTTGTATTGATTTTTAAGTCTTCTTAAGTTTTTATCGTAATCTTTAGATTTATCTAGGTCGGCTTCTATAACACCAAGTTTTAAATTCTTTGTTTTAAAAATTTCACTTTCATTACAAGAGTTTACAAATTGTACGCCTCCATTGTAGTCACCTACCACAGCGACTATGTTAAAGTGAGTTAATACGTAAGCTATGTATTTGATATGAGTTTTTAAACTGGCTCCTGAAAGAGCATAACTATGGACAATAGTTCCTTTTTTGGTGTCGCGATTTAATTTAATTAAAAGCATAGCGAAATCGTCTGAACTTTCACTTTCCGACCAAGATGGGTCAAACGCTAATATGTAGTCGTCTTTAGGATTACCTATTACCTCTACACATTGGCCTTCGCCATCGGGAATGGTGCAAGCAGCCATTTTACTGACTTTAAAGTATCCAGAGCTGTCATCAGTAAATATAGCTCCAAATTCCCTATCAAATTGGGAATCACTCATTGTAGACCTAGACTGATTAATCAAGCTTTGATCATACAGTTGGTCAGGAGCGCAGTCATAGCTAAAATGCATAATTGTTCTATGCGCCCCATCTTGTTTCTTTTCATTCAAAATTAAACCTTCATATTGTTGATAAATTTTATACAAGTATTCGAATTTGTAAGAAGCTGAAGACAAACCAATAATTTTGTTATTGGGCCATTTTTTTCTCTCCTCTTCTTTCATTTTACCCTGCTCAATCATTTGGGTTTCTAAATCGTAAACTTCTTGACGCTCTGTCGGGTTTTCCACAACCGACAAGAAAGGAATGATTACCTCATTGTAAATTTTTTCAGGCATCAACAATAGCTCATCAATGATCATTCTTTGAAATCTAAATCCTCTTAATTTTTCTCCATCACCCAAAGGAAGCGCCCTTATACTACTTCTACCTATCTCCATTACCCACTCATCATTCATCTTAGATGTTCTAGTAATGCATTGAGCGAAGAAAGTCGCTTTAGGGCTTTTGGCTATATCCTCAATTTTTTTGAAAATCATTTTAGATTGCCTGAAAGACTTAGACAAAATACCTATCTGGACACCCTGATTTAAAATAGCGTCTAATAGCGCGAAAACGCCCGTAGAGAAGCTTTTAGACATTCCTCGACTCCATATCCCCAAAAAGTAATCAGACTCCATCATAGCTTTAATAGCCATATGTTGGAAGGGGAATAATTTTACCCCAGTAAACAACTCACAAGCAAAAGACGGATTTTCTCTTAGAAATTTATAAAGCAAAATCTTCGCTTCATTTTCTTCTATAAACCCCTCTTTTTCGAGAATGTGTTTGTTTATATCCTTGTACTTTCGGTGTAGTTTCTGTTGTCCTGTTTCCCAAGCCATCTTTTTTTAATTGTTTGTCCCAAAAATATTGAAGGTCTACTCCCCAGAGCTTCGTGCCTAAAACAAGAATTTTAGGAATCAGCTCTTCGCTTTTCTCTCTCGATCCACTGAATACAAATTGACAGCAATCTGTATAGTCAGCTTGTATCTCCCTCATTCTATGATAAACATAGTCTAATTTAAATTTTTTATATACCCGCCTATTTATGGCCCACATCTTATCAAAAGCTGTTTCTGTGACTACATACAGGTAACATCCCATAGATCTGCATCTTTCTAACTCTTTAATAAAACGGTTGTATCCATTTGTTACAGTTGAGCAAAAATCCTGGTAAGATTTCCTATCCACGAATGTATAGTCATATAAATTACCCGCCACGGCATAATCCCCCACATCAAGTTTAAGCAATTCAGAATTGTTGAAATGCAGGGGCTTTTGTTCTCTGGTGTCTATTAGGATGGGTGTATCTGAATAATCTTTGTCGAAGTCTTTGGGCAACGAATCAGCCAGCATAGGTTTCATGTCTAATTCTTTACAGGTGTCTCTATAGCTGCCAAAGACCTGCTTACATAGATCTATGTCGGGTAAGCTTGTGGTTTGTAGGTATGTGGAAGGTGGCCCTTCAGAAATGCCCTTGGCTTCGAGCTTTTGCTTTAAGGTTTTTACTATGAAGTCTTTTACTTCTTCAGTCGGTGCTTCGTTGCACCACTTCTTCATATTCCTCTTGTTGATAAAGTCTGTTGAAAAATACTGCTTTTGATTTTTAAAAGGTATTAACTCGCCAGTTAATTTATCTTTTCTTAAATAATTTTCTACATAGTAGTCTCCCAAGAGCTTATCGTGCTTTTTGATGTGCGCGTGTAAGCTCCTCGATGAATCAAATGACTCCCCGCATATTTTGCATTTAAATGACATCTTGCTGGCCAATTCCTAATACTCTTGCTTTCCATTCTGACATACCCTCTAATCTTTCAGCTTCCTGCTTTACAGCTTGCTTTTGCATCTCTGCAATTCTAATCATCGTCTCTCTCTCCTCTTCTTCTTGGAATAACTGCACTATAGAAAGAAATGAAGCGTTTTCTTTGTTTAGCTTCTTCATCCTTTCGCTTCTATCTCCTTGAAGCTTTTTAGTTAGGTTTTCAATACGTGTTTCGCATTGATGATACTCTGAACTCTTGGTTTTGATAATTTCTGCAAGTCTGATAGACATCTCCTGCTGCTCATCAGCCTCATCAAACATACTATTAAGTTTGTTAAGGTGAGCACTGATAACCTCAAGATTAATAACCTCCTTGCACACATTTAAATACAAATTAATTTCATCAGCAGTTAAATCTGGCTTATCCCAAGTTAACCGAACAAATTCATGCTCGAATAAAACTCGATCTTCTTGATTCAACAAATTGTTAATAATTTTTAGAAATCTTGAGTTAGAAAGGTTAACTTTTAGTTTTTCTACGCAAATTTGTTTTTGTCTGTTAAGTTTGGATTCATCTAAGCCCAAACCAGTCGAATCATTGATTTTTTTGATGATCCGCGATGCAGACTTCGGTGCGATGTATGAATTGAGAGCGCCTGAATCTTGAGACGGCAAAATGTCAGGATTTACCTCTCTAATTTCAGCGAGGACAGCTCGTTGCTCTGCACTCAAAGGTCTTATGATTCTGGAAGGGAAAACGATTTTAGCTATCTCCAGAGAAGATAAACCTTCTTCTGCTTGTTGAATTATAAAATCTTTTTGCTCGGAAGTAAACTCAATGACTTCCGCTGGGATTCTACCAGTAGTTTTGAATTCAATAGAGTTTTCTACTAAAAATTTCCTTACAGCTCTTCCCTCTTTAGAGCGTCCATCCAAAGAGTCGTCGCCGAAGCATTGCTTGGTCAAATCAATTAAGTCGGGAATTTCAGATGCGTTGTCCCGTAAAAAGTTTTTTTGCTCTTCAGTCAGTTCCATCTCCTATAATATCTTGCTCCCTTAGTATTTCCATAGCCACCTGTAGGAACTTCTTTTTTAAATTTTTCACTTGTCTATAGCCAAGTTTCCTTTTTTGAGCTGAAATCTTGTAGCCCATAAATTTAGCCACATCTTCTTCAGTATTTTTATCAAAATATAACATTCGGTATGCAACATAGTGAACTTCGCTTAAACGGATTTTCATTTGTCCATTTAGCTTCTGTAAAGATGTTGAAAAATCAAAATCTAAATATTCTCTGGTAGTGACCTCTTTTACAAAATCCTCTGTAGATAATGGGATTTTTAACTCTAAAGCGGCTTTTTTAGATTTTTCCCACTTTGAACAGACAGGACACTTAAATGAATCATGACCTTGTGTTTGATAATCGGGACAAGGGTTCACATAGTTCCCATAATGGTTCCTTATAAGGTTTCTTATCTGATTGGATATTATCCTACCAATCCAAGGCTCAAGCGGTCTTTCTTGATCCCACATGTGCCATTTCTTAGAAATGTGCAATTTGATGATTTGCTCGACATCATTAAAATCAAACCATCGAACAGCATTGAGTCGCCACTTATATTGCTGTTTTTTTATCGCGGCATCAATTACTTCAGAAAAGTCTTCATATATGTATTCACCCTTCTTTCTTTTTTTCATCAATAAATTCATTAATAGATCTGGCCTTCCTTGTCTGATTAAAATCAGATTCAGTTGACTCCCCTATCAATGAACCAAAGGTCAAAGGGCTTTTGTCAGACGCTTGAACTTCTACTTGCAACTTAGAAATATTTGGGACAGTTTGTGCATCTGTCTCATCTTGGGAGATGACTACAGATTTCTCCAGAACAGGCATACCTGCTGAAGTGTTAGTGGAAGTCGTAGAAGCTAAAGAATTAAGTTGTTCGCCGCACTTTTCGCAAAAATTAGGTTTTGCATTAGCGTAAGAAAGTTTTGCACCGCAACTGTGACAAAATAGATGAGCCATACTATATATTTATATAATTAAAATTAATTTTTTCTAAAAAAAACAAGGCTTGTGTCCTTTTTGTGTTTTGAAGCAGTTCGCCGCTAGCGCGTGACACTTATTCTTGCTTATACTTATAATATTACACTTTCTTACCTTTTTCTAACTTAGAAATGATAAACTTTAATATTTTACTCCTTACGATGTCGTTTGTGGAAAATGAGAAAGAGTGTATGCCGTTCTCCCTTGATTTGTCATCAGAGAAGATATCAAACATATCTTTGAACCCAGTCTTGCCGTTAATATCACTTTGCATAAAGTCTCCACAGATACACAACTTAGTATCTTCTCCAATACGAGTTATCAAAGTAGTCAACTCTTTGAACGTGAAGTTTTGAGCTTCATCAGCTACAATTAACTTATTGTTCCAGTTGGCTCCTCTTAAAAAGTTTATAGGGATAGCTGTGACCCTCTCTTTCTGTTTCAAGAAGGCTGTATCTCCCTCATGTATTATTTCTTCCAATTTGTCGTATAAAGGCAACGTAAAAGGATTAAACTTTTCAGACATATCTCCAGGAAGGCTCCCTAGTCCCTTATCTGCGCTCTCGACAATACTTCTTATGTAAAGAAGGTCTTTTTCTTTATCTTCAGCCATTAAACGCAAACACCCATATAAAGACATGTATGTTTTACTAGAACCTGCGGGGCCAGACACAAACATGATCTTCACTTCGGGGTCTAGCATAGTCGCTAGAAATTTGCGCTGATTTGGGGTAAATTTAAATTTCCTCTCCTTGAACTTAATGGAGTGGAATGTATGAGGCTCTAGACGAAAATTAGACAATTTTTTAAGTGCCATATGTAATAGTTATTACACTTAAATCATAATTTTATTTGTTTAATCGTAGCGCTGGTCGTTAAAGTTTCTCCTCCTTGGTTTGAGTAAGATTCCGTTAACACTCTAGAGCCAGCATTAAATTGAATTATATCTAAAATCTGCGGCATAACAGCGGTGCCTCCTATTCCGCAAACATTTACAGTCAAAGAATTAGATAAAGCTTCTCCGCTAAAATTTATTAAGCTGTTTAAACCTGTAGAAGCTACAGTTAGTTCTTCCTCTACTCCATCAAGTAGCATAGATGAGGCGTTTATTGACCCTATATTGTAAACTGGGCTTCGGGCATAGCTTCTTTTAAAGCTTATTTGGGATTGCACATTATTTAAGATGCTTGCATTATCATCTATAAAGCATGTGTGCCCATAAGCCACCGCATCACTATCTAAAGGAACAACTGATCCCTTGTATGGATGTGGATCTCCGCTGATAGGTTGATCAATTGCAGGAGCTAAAGAAACAAAATTAGCATTTAAAGTAACAGGCGCAAATGGACTTATGTTTATAGATACATCTGTAGCATAACATTTATCGTAAAGACCACTGCCCACTTGGATGACAACAAAATTATCTTGATTAGCATCTGTTAAAAAATCCAAACCAGAGAGCATCCCAGTGTGAAATACGCAATCAATAGATATATCAGCAGTTAACGCAGAGCTAAAGCCAAACTGATCATCAGAGGCTATTGTTTTTCCTAGTTTACGTTTGGGGCTATGATTTGTATTGTAATTTACACTTGCTTGAGTGGCGGGTATATAGCCGTTCACTTCCGAAGGAGCAGATACGCCAACACCAACCTCACCAATGTAAACAGGAAAATTGCTATAAGATAAACTCATTTGTTTAATTTACACCGTTTTACTGATTACCAACTACCATAAGGCCAAAATTTGCCGTGGCATAGGAAATCCAGATCACACCCCAACCATAATCCTTTTTCATGAAATAAGCAAAGGCCACGACACCATACATAACCCCAGCTACCAATGGCACATACTTTGTTACATCGTCAAGAGTCACTTTGAATTATAGGGTCTGATTATTTTTTTTAAACAATAAATGAACTCATGCCCCCGTTTACCGCGCCCAGACAATTGGGTGGGGGTTTCTCGTTGATAGATTGATAATGGACTCCCCCCGCCAGTTTGCCACGCAAACGCAAACTAATTTTTTCAGAAATGGGGGAGGGTGTCAAGCCCTTTTAAATTAATTTTTATTAATGCAAAATAATGTAAAAAAAACTTTACTTTTGTTTGGTTGTGTGCTATAGTTACTACATCATGACAGAGAACATAATACAATTCGAGAACGACAAAGGTGAAATAGTTGACTGCGTGGAGATCGCTCCATGCTACCCATCAGATACATGGTGGGCGCTTAACAAGAAGCAACGCCAAGAAGCTGCCGACAAGAACAACAACGGCAAACTTGGCAAACAAGGACGTTTCTACAACTCAACTAATGGAGTTGAGAAGTGGGTAGACACCGAGGCAAGGGTTTGGTGGGTCGAAGATTGCAGATAAAAAAAAACAAAAAAAAACTTGCTTTTAACTTTAACCTGTGCTATAGTATAAACATGACAGAAATTCAAAAACAAATCGGAAACGGCGCGGAAATCGTGTCACAAGGGCAATGGTTCATCGTAACTGACACAGACCTAGAAAATGGTTTTGTGTGGGCTATGGATCAAGACGGCGGCGAGCAAGAAATTGCTCTGGACGCAATCGATGATATCAGATTGGAAGATATCGTAAGCCGCGACTGGTCGCCAATGCTCAACAAGTTGAGCATCTAAAAAAATAAAAAAAAAGATACTTTTACTCTTGACTTTTAACTCAAACCGTGCTATAGTATAAACATGATAAGTTACTACAAACAACAAGAACAGCGTAGCGAAAAGCGCCGCGCCATGATCCGCGCAAACGCGGGTAACCATAACCAGTGCGATATGAGAACGCTCGAAGAGCTTCGCGCTGAATGGGCGAAGCGCCCAGTCGCCAAGGCTAAAGCCGCAAGACTAGCCGCCGCAAAAAAAAGTAAATAAATACTTGCGTTAACTCCACTTATAAAGTATATTCTAATCATGACAGAACAAGAAAAAATCGACCAACTAAAAGATCAAATCTTCAAACTCCAAATGGTGATGAAAGGAGCTTCAGGCATCGCCGCCGCAGGTGCGGCATGGCAAGAGACATCCGCCTTTAACAAGCAGACCTTTAAAAGAATCGAGAACCAACTTGATGAGGCAGTCAAGGAAATCGAAACGACTCACTAACACACACAAAAAAATCTAACACACACACAAAAAAAATCATGAAAAAATTCTTCTCTACCCTTAACCACTTCATTGACCGCTTTCTATTCTCTGCGATGGTATGCATTAGTATAAATCTTTTTGTCATAGTCACCGCCGTCTTAATCGGTAGCGGTCCCGCACTTTTTAATAGTGTTATGCGAGGGTGGGACGGTCCCGACTTTCTTTTGGTAATGTTAGGAATGCCAGCACTGTGGGCTGTTGTGTTAATGTTAGGGGATACGATTGTAAAACTAGCACACAAAAAATCTTGACAGGGTAACCTGTCGCTGTCATGGAGCCTCGTCACCGAGTGGAGTCGGTGGCGAGGTTTTTGCTTGACAAGAAAATTGCGTTGTAAGTCGTTGACGCTCAACGAGTTACGACGACGCGGCCCCCGCCGCCTCATAAGTCATTGATAGTCAATCAGTTACAGCACGAAAAAAAAATGCGTAATAACGCAAAAAAACGCTTGCGATTAGCCGCGCCTGTGATACTATACCCACATGACAGCAACAGACATCATGACCCGCCCGTCC